GCTTATTCGCTACGCCGAGCAAACCCCAAAGGGATTGTTCGGTCGCGTAGATCACGGTCGGTTTGTCTTAGCTTCAGCCATGGAACATTTCCACATGCCGACTGACCTAGTTGGCATTGTCCATGACAAGTCCAGCTGGGCACGCCAAGGATTGTCGGTGTTCAACACCGTAATCGAGCCAGGTTGGAAAGGTTTTCTGACCCTTGAGCTCGTCTATCACGGCAGCAAGCCTCTCCACATTCTTGCTGGCTCAGGCATCGCCCAGGTCGTGTTTCACAAGGTTTCATGTCCTGTTCGATACACCGGAAAGTATCAGAACCAAGAGGACCGACCTGTCGAAGCTATCGCGAGCTAAGCAGCAAGATATTTATTTGTCTCAAACGGAACGATTTGGCTTTGGCCAAATCACTCTCCAATGCGACAAACAAATCTCTCCAACGTCTGCGCGTTCGAGACCTTCCTGACCTCTTCTCTTCAAGCCACATCCCCCTGGGCTGTTGAGAAGAGGTCGGTCCCCTTAAAATCAATGACAGCGTCTGCTTCGCAACCTGCACCTGGCAGTGGGATCATTTGCAAACCCCCTGCGCCAACCATTCAGGAGATGAGATGAGTGACCAAGTAGCCATTGAACGGGCGATTGCGTTCGTGAAGGAGCGAGATTTTCACGGCGACGAGAGCCAGCCCGACACGCCGATCATCTTTCTACGCGTCCTCCTCTCCGAACGCGACGCCCTAGCAGAGCGGGTAAGGGTGCTGGAGGGGGCGGCTGATAGATGGTCAAACGATCCGCCGTCGCCGACGAAGCCTGGAACCTACATTTCCGTCCGCGTGGTCGAGACCTATCGCTGGCTGGCCTACAAGCCGGACGGCGCACGCCAGATGCGCGCAAAGGGCCGGTGGCAGAAGTTTGAGGGCTTCGGCTTTTCCAATGCCGCCATTCCTCATGGCGCGGAGTGGCGAGAGCTTCCCGACACATCGCAGCAAGCCGCCCTCTCCCCCTCTCCGCTTGTGGAGCCCGAATGATGAGCGACGCCTTCGAACTTGGCCGCGTGATCTATGAGGCCCGCATCCGTGCAGCATGGCCCAAAGCGAGTGCAGACCTTCGCCTAACCGCCAATCCGTGGCCCAGACACATAGCCGACGAACGTTCGGCTGAACACGACCTGGCCCTGGCATCAGCCACCGCCGTCGTAGCCTTCCTGAAGGGGTCCAAAGCGTGAGCCCCACCCTCTGTTCTATGTGCCGCAAGCCTATCCCATCGGGTGATCCAAAAGCATGGAACAACGGCGCAGAAATGCACGTACTTTGTTTTATGAAAGACCAAACCTCCCCCACCATCACCGCCGTAGAGGCGCGGGACCTAACACTTGCGAACCGCCTTTGCACTGGGCTTGCCTCGATGGCAACAAGCGCATCGGTTCCTATGGATTTGTGGGACCGCTTTTCAAAAGACGTGCTGAAGGCTGCTGCAATCCTCGCCGCCGCCCCTCAACCCGAGACGGCGGAGGAAGGGGATCTTGTAGGAACGGCAGAGCGCGAAGTCGGCCGCTACATCTACATGCGGATTGAAGCGTTCATGGACGCTGAGTTCGAAACGCCGGAAGGCCGAGAACTGAGCTACCTCGCCCAGATCGTGGCGGACGTCGAGGAATACGGCGTTGACCTTATGGAGCCGAACGACCTTCAGCCTATGAAAGAATGGTTCGCCGCCCCCACCCAACAGGCTGTCGTCTCTGAGGGGGTGGTGGAGGCGCTGATAAAGGCGCGAAAGATCATCGCTGACATCGACGAGTATCAGAGCAAGCCGAGCCCTGAATGGGGCTCTGAGTGCGCTTGCTGCATGGGCGAACTTCTCGACGAGGACCGCGAGGCCATCGCCGAAATCGACGCCGTATTGTCCGCCCTCACCGGAGACCAGCCATGAGCACAAACCCTCGTGATGTGGTGGCGCGGATTGAAGCGCGGATCGCTGGATACGAAGCATTGCTCGCCAAGCGTCCCGACTGTTGGCCCGGCGATGAGTTTGGAAAGGGCGGCGGCGCTGAATACGTCAGCGACCTTCGCACCATCCTATCCGCCCTTCAGCCAGCCGTAAGCGAGGAAGCGGTAGAGGTGGCGGCTAGGAAGATTGGCGACGAGGTTGGGTTGCACATGTTTGACGACATGGCCCTAGGCCGCGCCGAACTGCGGAAGCTAGTAAGATCGGCTGACGGATACGAAGTCACCGAGCCAACGCAGACCGATTGCCGCCTCGCAGCCCGAGCCGCCCTCACCGCTGCCCTTCCGTTTATGATGGGAGAGCGGACGTGATCGGAGCCAGCACCACCAACAAAGAGTTGGCCTGTCTTCTTGAAGAGCTACCTGTCCACGATGGAATGAATCAGCACCAAATCGACGTGATCCAGGAAGCTGCCCAGCGAATCCGAGAGCTGCCGGACGAAGAGGACGAATAATGACCAGACAAGAAGCCATTGAAATAATAGAGCCTCTACTAAAGCTCTATCAAAGAGAAATAGAAACCCGACGTAAGAGCCAAGGGCGCTATCGATTCGAGCGTTGGCTAGCGGCTCTTACTGTACTCATGGAGGACAAGACTGATGCCTGTATTCAAGGTGAACATCGACCGTAAGGTCACTAACTACGACCGGTTCGTCCGGCTAATTGAAGCCGAGACCGAAAAGCAGGCCATGGAGCTAGGTCAGTATCTGGCAGACGCCGCAAACCAGGATTGCCCTGACGACGCCGGCCCAGGCAGTTTCGACGACGAGCTGGGCGACTGGTCTGCCAACGACGCCACTCTGGTGGCTCCAGAAGACGTCACCGACTACGCGATCGTTGAAGCAAAAGAAAACGCCGAGTACATAGCTGAACTCGCCGAGTTCGAAAAAGGCCATGACACCGAAGAAAACTGAAGCCCAACCTGCTGTCTGAAGCAGCAGATCACCTGCCTCGCAGAGCCCAAAGGGCCTGAGGCCTGAACCAAGAGAGACAGGTAAATGAACCTCTTTCACATCGTCGATGACGCAGCTGCGATCCTCCGTCAACGAGGGCGCTACAGCCAGAAGAAGGTCTACCGCCGCGGCGAAGAGATCTACGCCCAGGCCGACAAGTCGACCTTCATCAAGCTGCTAAAAGGCAACGGAACCTCCGATCCGAACATCTCCTGGATCGACGTCGCCGGCCCTGGCATCACCGCCATCGACCGTGATCCCAAGTGGGTCGATCCAACGGTCTTTGTGGCCGAGACCAGCAAGCCGGCCAGCAAGCCGCGTATGCGGGTGGTGGCAAAGTGAGCCCTCGGTACGTCACCGTTGACAAGTTCGCTGAGGATAGCGGCTATACGACCCACGCCATCAGGAACAAGATTTCCAGGGGCGTTTGGATCGAGGGCCGGCAATATCGCAAGGCCCCCGACAATCGCACTTTGATTGACACAGTAGGGGTAGAGAAGTGGGTCGAAGGTCAACTGGAACCGTCGAAGCAAGGGCGAGCAGCATAAGGCTAAAGTTCACCCATCTGGGTGAACGCCAGTTGGAGACGCTCGACCTCAAGCCCACGCCTGCCAATATCAAGGCTGCCGAAAGGACGCTGGCCAAGATCGTCGCTTCGATCGACGCCGGCGTCTATCGGCGGTCTAGCTTTTTCCAGACCACCAAAGAGCAGCCCATAGAGAACACGACCTTTGGCGAGTTCGCCAAACTGTGGATCGCGACCTCGATTGCCGAGCACGGCACGCGGAAACACTACCAGGCTGCTATCGACAAAGTCTGGGGTCCTTCTCTTGGCTCAACAAAGCTTGACGCCCTCAGGGCTTCTCAGATCCGCAAGATTGTCGCCAAGCGGGCCGAGACCGTCACCGGCAAGACCATCAACAACGACCTCATTCCGCTTAGGGCCATATTAGAAGCTGCAGTCGAAGATCGCCTGATCCAGGTCAGCCCAGCTGCCCAGATCAAAAACCTGAAATTCCAGAAGCCGGTGCCTGATCCCTTCACTCTCGATGAGGTCGAGAGGATCCTTGCTGACATGAGGGACAAAGCCCCGATCCAGGTCTGGGCTTATTACGAGTTCGCTTTCTGCACCGGCCTCCGGCCTAGCGAGCAGATCATTGCCCGATGGGGCAAAATCGATTGGACCAATCTTCAGATCCGAATCGACGCAGCCAAAACCTACGGCCGAGAGAAGGGAACCAAGACCGGCACTATCCGAGACGTCGATCTCACACCTCGGTCTGTAGCCGCTTTGGTCGCCATGAAACCCTTCACTTTCATGAAGGGCCTGGATCATCCTATCTTTGCTAACCCAGCTACTGGACAGCCCTGGGCCACTGACGAGTACCAGCGGACAACGTATTTCGTTCCAACCCTAAAGCGCTTAGGCATCCGTCACCGGCCCGCCTACCAAACCAGGCACACTTACGCCACGACAGCGCTTATGAACGGCATCAGCCCGCCCTACATCTCTCGCCAGATGGGGCATAAAAACACTGCCATGCTGTTCCAGACCTATTCCAAATGGATCGACGGCGGGGACAAAGGCCGAGAGGCGGCCAAAATGGCTGCCCTTTACCAGGACCCTAATTGTCCCCGTATTGTCCCCGGAGAACCCAAAACCCCAGCAAATGCTGGGTAAAAGTGGTGCGGATGAGAGGACTCGAACCTCCTGCCAACTCCAACAAACATTGGCTTTTATGAGCCAAAACAAACGTCTGGCCTGTTTTAGTATGGCTACAGGCATCCTGAATAATCTTTATTGTCCCCGGAATTGTCCCCGTGATCACACGTCAGAGCCTTATCGACCAAGCGAACGCCGAAGCGGAAGAAGCTGAAAATCAGCAAGCCCTCCCTAAAGCCCTTCAGTTGGCAAAAACCAATTTACGCAAACAGATCACTCCTCGCGTGTATTTCATCCAGGCTGATAAACTGAGGCTTATCAAAATCGGCTTTACTCGCGACATTCGCGACAGGCTGAGGACGCTGCAGACCTGCAGTCCAGACCGGCTCACCTTGATCGGAGCCATACACAGTAAAAACGGCGAACAGATTGAAGCCAGTTTGCACAAGCAATTCCAGGCTGATCGCGATCATGGAGAATGGTTCCGACCGTCGCCGGCCCTGCTAGAGACCATTTCTAAATGGACAGTCGAAAAAGCTGACGCAGCTGAGCGCATGGAATGGGCAGCCCAGCAAAAAGCCATCAACGCCCTGCAATCAGCCGGCCAGGCTCTAGAAGCCGCCCACCCCTTTGGCTACCGATCGGAAGACAACGAACCGTGATCCAACCCTTAAGCGCCCCCGTGGGGCAGGAGATAGAGATGAGTGACCAACAAGACGAAGTCGCGCTTGCCAACGACGGCCGCGCAAAGTTCAAGGTGTGGTGGATCCCGCAGGTTCCCGACAAAGCGTTTGAGGTCGAGGTAGCCTCCTACGCGGAAGGCCGGAAACTAGAGATCGTGCTGGCAAACTATGACCAGTTCCAGTTCGATAACCGCATCAAGGGCGACTACTGCAACGCGGGCGGTACGACGTTCTGTCACCCCGCTCTGACCGGCGGCGATTGGGACGACGTCGATCAAGGCTTTGCAGAAGACTGTGGCTGGGTTTCTCCCGACGATTCAGGCGAGTAAGCTCGCCTAAAGGATGAAAAGTTAATAACAGCGATATTTGTTGTAGGAACCTAGAGGTATCTTGTGATTTAACTCTTTTCAGAGGACATCACAGGATCTGTTGCTTGGCCCAGCCGGCGACACACCCCCAGGCGAAACCCCTACAAAGGGTTGAAGGTGGTACTACCTTGATCGATCGGCCTGGGTGGGCTGGAAGGTGCAAGGGTCACTACTACCAGCAGGAACGGCGCAGAACGTTTCGTGGCTGGTAAACCCCTCTCCTCCAACCTCTGAAATTTCTCCTAGCCAGCAGCTTTTACAGCTTGGCTATAAGCCCAAGATAGATCTATATCTTGGCCATAACCAAGGGTCTCAAAAGACTCAATCCTGAACCACGCCTAAGCCAAACCTAGCCAACACTGTCTTCAATTTAGCAGGCTCTCACCTGCGATAGCGGAGCCGTGTCTGTTGGTTTGGTTTTCTAAACCCCAACATCAGACAGGTAACTATGACCACTAAGCCCCACTTCATTATCTCTGCTCGCCCTCGCCGGCTCAGACTGTTCCGCAATATCCGGGCTTGGCTCCGGCGCCAGGCTCTTCCTGACGTTCTGCCGACAGCTCCTGTCGCTGCTGAGCCTGAGCCTTTGGTCATTAAAGCTCCTGTAGAGCAGCAGGCACCAGAGACCACCTACGGCAACCACATCAAGTGGGGTCCTCGCCAGGTTAAGGCTCGGCGCCTTCACAAGATGATGTCCAACAGCATCCAGTCTCTTTCCGTTCGTAGGCACGCGGCTGCAGACCTCCTGGATCACAAGAAGAAGTCTAAGGTCAGCTGGACATCCTTGGGTCTTCCACAAGATATGTCTAAGCAACTTGAGGAAATTCTTAACACAAAATAACACTAGGCAAGGTTCCCCAAACTAAAGTATGAGTTTGGGAAATCCTGAAGAGTGGTGTTGTTTATGTCTAATGCTAACCGGCCGAACCGAAAAGCTTCCGATGCTGATATCGTTCGGCTTAATAGTCTCGGCCATTCACTAGGCTCTATTGCCAAGAAGCTCGGCGTACACCCTACGACGATCACGCTTCGGCTACAGAACCTGGGGATTGACCCAGCAGATACCCGCAGGACCTTCATGGAAGGTATCCTAGACAGTCTGTCCGATAGCCAGCAGGTCTTCCTTGAGGGGCAACTCGGCCCCCATTTGTCCATCAAGGACTATGTGAAGAACCTGCTGGTGAAGGACTGCATCGCCCATAACCCGTAGAAAGACCCAGTATGTTCCTGGATACCCTCGCCAAGGCTTTGTCTTGGTTCGAAAAAGCCGTGCCTGAACCCGCGGATCAGAACTTCCACACCCAGTTGGGTTGCCATCTGGAGGAAGTGAACGAGATGTTGATGGTCCTTCAAACCAAGGACTATCCCACTCAGATCTATCTCGACTGCGCTAAGTCAGCGCTTCATTCCCTATCCATGCACCTGAAGACCCACACAGGTGTCGTCAGCATCGCTGATGCGGACAGAGAAGAGTACCTAGATGCTCTCTGTGATCAGATCGTTACCGTCACAGGCTGCGCTCATATGTCGGATCTCGACATCATGGGCGGCATGACCGAGGTCAACCGATCCAACTTCTCCAAGTTCAATGAATCTGGAGACCCGATCTTCGACCCCAACATGAAGATCATGAAGAGCGCCGACTACGAGAAGCCGGATCTCTCCAGCTTCGTCTGAACCAAAGTGCCCATAGCTCAATTGGATAGAGCACCGACCTTCTAAGTCGGTTGTTCCTGGTTCAAACCCAGGTGGGTGCGCCATTTCCCCTGAACCAAGAGAAAAACAATGAAGAAGATCCTGATCCTTGGCCTTCTGGCCGCTTCTATGACTGCCTGTACCGTCAGCGACACTGAAGTTGCTCAACGACAAGCTTTCTACGGTGACAAGCCGGCCCACATCATTTGCCAGGGCTACAACGGCATGATGGTCAACACCACGACTACGGGTCGCATCGAGTTCGACGCCACCGGCCGCATAGACTTTGTCGACGACAAGACTGGCCGGCTGACCAAGACCGAAGGCGAATGCGTGGTCTCCTACGCCAAGTAATCCTGCAGCCCCAGCTCTCGCAGCTGGGGCTCTTCGGCGGAATGCTTGCAGCCACATCCTCCCCCGACGTGGTTACCCGGTCCCTGCCCCTGCTTATTGCCCCGCTGAGCAGAATGCGACTCGCAAGCATTCCACCCAAGAGCCTCTAGAGCTCAATCCAATCCTGAAAGAATAAAATGACCAACATATGGACGGAACACACTGCCCGTGTCTACGAAAACAACCGCAACTTCTACGTCGAAGTATCGCCCGACAACGATGGCCTTAGTTTGTGCCGCATTGCCTACATTGAATCCGACAGTACTCCTCAAGAGATAATTATCACTTGGGAGACGGCTGAACAGGTGGCTGAGGCAATCAAGAACATGCGGCCCCTTAACACCCTGGAGCAAGCATGAGCGCTCAACCCAAGCCTCCCCTGAACCAGGGGCAGAACGAGGCTGCAGAAGGGTTCTTCTCTTTCCTCTTCAGCGAAGACAAGGAGCTGGTGATCAGCGGGCCAGGTGGCTACGGCAAGACCTTCCTGATGGGTCACATGATCGATGAGATCATGCCGCGGTACTATGAAGCTTGCAAACTGATGGGCATCACGCCTCAGTACGACTCCGTCGAAATGACAGCCACCACCAACAAGGCTGTCGAGGCCCTGAGCCTGTCCACCGGACGGCCGGCGTCGACCATCCACTCCTTTATGAACCTGAAGGTCCAGGACAACTACGAGACCGGCAAGTCCAAGGTCACCAAGACCACCAACTGGGTCGTCCACGAACGAAAGATCCTGTTCGTCGACGAGTGCTCGATGATCGACAGCCCCCTGGAAACAGCGATCCTGGAGGGCACCCACAACTGCAAGATCGTCTACGTCGGCGATCACTGCCAGATGGCTCCAATTACCGAGCCGCTCTCGCCGATCTACCGCCGCGGCATCAAGCACTTCGTGCTGACTGAGCCAATGCGAAACAGTGCTCAGCCGGCTCTGATGGCAATCTGCCAGCAGCTCAGGAACACCGTGGAGACAGGGATCTTTCAACCGATCCAGGTTGTCCCGGGTGTCATCGATCACCTCACCCCTGACGAAATGATGGCTGAGATTTCCCAGGTCTTCAGCACCCAAGACCACGACAGCCGGATCCTCGCCTACACCAACCGCCAGGTGGTTACCTACAACGACTTCATCCGTGAAGTCCGACAGCTGCCCAGCGAGTTCAAAGTCGGTGAACGCCTTGTCAGCAGCTCAGCAATCCAGTTCAAGGACCGGATGCTGAAGGTCGAAGAGGAAGTCACAATCCTCAGCCAGGCATCCCAAACCGAGCTGCTCGAGGTCGACAGCGAGTTCTCTCTGGTGGTTCGACGCACCGACCTACGCACCGCTCTGGGCGAGGTGTTCAAGAACGTCACTATGCCGGTCGATCGTCCCCACTTCGAGTCTCTGCTCAAGTGGTACAAGAGCAAAGCTAACTGGAACCGTTACTTCTTCTTGAAGAACAAGGTTCCTGATCTGCGCCAACGTGATGCCTCCACAGTCTATAAGGCTCAAGGCAGCACCACCGAGACCATCTACATTGACGCCGCCAACATCAGCGACTGCCACAATCCAAACCAAGCGGCTCGGATGCTGTACGTTGCTGTCTCTCGCCCCCGAACACGCATCGCTTTCTATGGAAAGCTGGCTGATAAGTACGGAGGCATAATCCAATAGGAGGATGGGCATGGCCCTTAGTAACGCGCATGAGGTCATCAAGCGCATAGCAGGATCTCTCTTCGCTGCTGAAGAGCGCAGACTAGAGAAGATCAAGGACCAAGCTATCACTTCTAATAAGGAGTGTTACCCGGACAAGCCGCATGATGGCTTTGCTTATAAAGGCATGAGCTACTTTCCTGCGAACTTGGCCAGAGGTACTAGAACACGAGCCAGCCTTCATCCCTCACTTGTCGATACTATGGACGAATACCTGGCTGACATCGAGAAGGTCTGGACCGATCGGCACCTCATATCCCAAATGTTGGTGCCTCTTCTAATGCCTTGTAACGACACTCAAGACATTAGAGATGCGCTTCCCAACTGCATCGTCGACACCTTGGAAGATCTCAAGACTCTTCCAAGGCTAAGAGACGCGGCATACACCATTCAGCATGACACTCGAACCATGAAGCAGTACCTAAAGACGCTGCCTCGTATTGAGTTTTATGCTTGTGCGAGGCTACTTTACTAATGCGATTTCTCACCTTCTCTGAACAGGACGCCTATCCGATCTGCCTGCTGGTTCAAACCATCAGGAAGGATGAGATCCGCAAGGCCTATATCGACGCCCACAGCCTGGACCCTAACGAGGTCCTAATCCTCGATCTCCACTATGGAGAGACCAAGAAGACCCCTGTCGCCGAGTTCAAGCGCTACATCACTGAAGAGCTTGTCCCGACCTGGATCGACATGGGCACCGAGATCATCGTTGTTAACGACTCGGAGTATTTCAAGGTCCTCGCCGGCGTCAGCAAAGCCGACGCCAATCTGGGCTACGTGCTAGATTGCAAGTTCGGCCCCTGGAAGGTCGTCTACGTCCCCAACCAGCGCCAGATCTTCTACGATCCAGACAAGATCCGCGGAAAGATCGCCCAGGGCATAGACGCCATGAAGGCCTACAGGGCCGGTGGCTATGAGGCGCCTGGCACCAGCATCATCAAGTATGCTGCCTACCCTCAGACGCCTGAAGAGATCGAGCACTGGCTCATCCAGCTTATCGATAGCGACATGCCCCTGACCTGTGACATCGAGACGTTCAGCCTCAAGCACAACTCAGCGGGCATCGGCACAATCACCCTCTGCTGGAGCCAACACGAGGGGGTGGTGTTCCCGGTAGATCTGGGGCCAGACGGTAAGATCGTGCGAGACATGCTGAAGGCTTTCTTCCAGCAGTTCCGCAACAAGCTGATCTACCACAATGCCGCCTTCGACATTTACGTCCTGATTTATCAGCTCTTCATGGAGCACATCCTCGACACCGAGGGTCTCCTGGATGGCCTGTCGATCATGCTTCGCCCAGGTGGCTGGGAATGCACCAAGCTAATCACTTACCTGGCCACCAACAGCTGCGCCGGCAACAAGCTCAGCCTCAAGGAGCAGGCCCAGGAGTTCTCTGGCAATTACGCCCTGCTAGGTGACGATCCTGACATCAGGAAGATCCCTCTGCCTGACCTGCTCCGCTACAATCTGATTGACGGTCTCTCGACCTGGTTCGTCCACGACAAGCACTGGGACACCCTGGTTCGTGATGACCAGCTGTCGGTCTACCGAGACGTATTCCAGCCGGCCACAGTCGACATCATCCAGATGCAGCTGACCGGAATGCCGGTCGACATGAAGCAGGTCATCAAAAGCAAAAAGGCCCTACAGACTGACTACAACGGAGCCATGGCCTCTATCCATGGGAGCCAGGTGGTTCAGCGCTTCAACTACAAGCTCCTGGAAAAAAGCGTCGCCACTCGCAATGCCAAGTGGAAGAAGAAGCGCACCACGGTCACCGAGACCCTGGAAGAAGCTAAGACCAGCAAGACCGTTAGGGACGAGATCACCTTCAATCCCAACTCTGGTCCCCAGCTGCAGAGCCTCCTCTATGAGATGCTCGACCTGCCGGTCATCTCTTACACTGACAACAAACAGCCATCGGTGGACGGGGAGACCATCAGGGCTCTGCGGAACCACACGACACAACAGGACATAATCGACTTCCTGGATGCGATGAGTGACCACGCCGCGGTCAACAAGATCCTGACGTCCTTCATCCCGGCCCTGGAAGCGGCCGTACAGGGGCCTGATAGCTGGCACTACCTGTTTGGCAACTTCAATCTCGGAGGCACCATCAGTGGTCGCCTGTCGAGCTCAAACCCAAACCTGCAGAACCTGCCGGCCAACGGAAAGTCCGAGAAGGCTGCGCTCTACGCCAAGTGGATCAAGAAGTGCTTCGCAGCACCACCAGGCTGGATGTTTGTTGGCCTGGATTTCGCATCTCTCGAAGACCGGATCTCGGCTCTGACGACGAAGGATCCCGCTAAATTAAAGGTCTACAGTGATGGGTACGACGGGCACTCACTCAGGGCCTACGCGTACTATAGCGAGCATATGCCAGAGGTTCGTCAAGCACAGCCAGAGGACAGATGTTTTCGGGTCAAAGTAGGCAATAACATCTTGATGTGCAAAAGTGGGGACTTTATAGTAACCGATGGGGGTGTCCGTACGCCAATTGAGGAATACTTTGAGAAAAATAGCGGGCTTTGAGAACTACACTGTGTCTGAGGACGGTATTGTCACTAACACAATTAAAGGGACGACGCTAAAGCACACCCTCAACGAGAACGGCTACATCTATGTGAATCTCTCCAAGAGCGGCAAAGTCACGGCTAAACTGCTGCATCGACTTGTTGCAGGGGCCTACATTCCAAATCCGGAGTTTAAGCCTTTCGTCAACCACATCGACGCAAACCGCTCAAATCCGCGATTGTATAACTTGGAGTGGTGTACGCAGTCTGAGAACATCAAGCACGCCTACAGGCTCGGCAATATGAGCCAAAAGAGGAACTTTGATGCGAACGAGCTCGATTGGCTGTTGGAAGAATTTTTGCTCAATCACAGTATGACGCTGCTGGCAAAACGTATGGGGGTGGGGTTGTCCAGGCTGACCATCAACCTACGTAATCACGCCATCCGTACAAGGCGCGACAAAGACTTTGAGGCTATGTTGGTCCAACAAAAGCGGGCCAGAAACACCGAAGCCAATGCGCCCAGGCGGCGACCCGTGGCTCAAATAGACCCAGCCACGGGCACCATCGTCGCCACTTTTCCAAGCCCCACCGCTGCCGCCAGGTCGCTTGGAAAGCTCACGAGCGGCCCCATCGCCAACGCGCTGAACCCCGGTAATTCCCAGAAAATTGGATACGGATTTCAATGGAAGTTAATATAGCAGACGTCGCGGGAATCGAGGAGATCTCTCCCACTACGTTCAATGTCAGCGAGATCAACAAGATCTCTGGGACGAAAGGGGGCGCACTTCGGCAGGAATCGAAGGCGCCTACCTTTTGCTCTTACCTACCAAGGTACGTACCAGGCGCTAATGGCTAACTGCGGCTTCTCTATGGAGAAAGCCAAGCTGATCGAAGAACGCTATCACGCCATGTACGAGGTCAGCGACAAGTGGGTCTCTGCCAAGCTGGACGAGGCTAGTAGAACAGGATACGTGACTGTGGCTTTCGGGCTACGACTGAGGACGCCAAAACTAGCTCAAGTCATTCGTGGCACGAGTAAGACACCCTTCGAAGCAGAAGCCGAAGGCAGGTCAGCAGGTAACGCTCTTGGACAATCCTGGTGTCTTCTAAACTCCAGGGCCTGGAGCGAGACCATGATCAAGGTGCGGAACTCTCCGTATCGAACTATGATCAGACCTTGTGCTCAGATCCATGACGCCGGCTATGCCCTCGTTAAGGACGACATCAAGGCTCTAATGTACCTGAACGAGCATCTGGTAAGTGCTGTTCAGTGGCAAGACCACCCAGACATTGCCCATGATCAGGTCAAGCTGGGCGGAGAACTGTCCATATTCTATCCCGACTGGAGCCAAGACATCACTATTCCTAACGGGGCTAGTGAAGGCGACATCTACAACATCATCGACAGCCAAATGTTAGCAGCCGCTTAGAGCTGCTCTGGAGAACCAAATGAGCGAATTGAAGCAGTATTACTACCTCGTCGCCGGCAATGTGATCATCAACAGCGACGCCGGCATTCAGGGCATTCCCCAGAATGCCATGATCATCACCGACAACGAGAACATCGGCCTGCACCAGCTGGGCAAAGCCCAACAGGCTTTGCAGGTCACTATGTTCAAGAAGCTGGGTGAAAGCCCTGAAGTCATTGACGTTATCGTCACCAACCTGGTTCTCCTTGGCGAGATGACCGAAGCCGAGTTCAATGCTCGTCCTGAGGGCCTGGCCGTCCAGGAACGAGTCAAGCCTTCGGCTGAGATCATCGACTTCACCAAGGACCTTTTGGAACGTGGCTGAGATCTCCCAGGACCAGGTCAATCATCCGGCGCACTACAACGCACACCCTAGCGGCGTTGAATGCATCCAGGTGACCGAGCACATGAACTTCAACCTCGGCAACGCCATGAAATACATCTGGCGAGCCGACGAGAAGGGCAACCAAATCCAGGATCTGGAAAAAGCAGCCTGGTACTTGGCCCGGGAGATCGCACGACTGCGCTAAGACAAATACCGCCCTACGCCTGATCCCGATCAACGGGACAGAGCACCCAAATCATCCTGAAGAGGGCATGATATGAAGATCACCAACAAGACGGGTATCAACCTGCCTCTGGCAGTGTGGCTGCTCCACGACACCTATGACTATGTCGACAAGCCAAACTACATCTCGGCCACTAGCCTGATGAAGCCCATCAAGCAGACGATCCTGGGTGCCCGCATACCGGCCGGTCAGCGTGAGATGGACGTCTCTGACAACACAGCTCGAGCCCTGGGTCACTCGATCCATGACTCGATCGAGGGCGCCTGGAAGAATGGCCACAAGCGGGCCATGAAACAGCTGGGCTACCCTGACGATGTCATTGCCAGGATCCTCATCAACCCCACGGATGAAGAGCTCCGGGCAACCAACGAAGCTATCCCTGTTTACATGGAGCAGCGGGAGTATCGCGAGGTCACCATCGGTGACGTCGTCTACACCGTCGGCGGCAAGTTCGACATGGTGGCTGACGGTGAGCTCTACGACCACAAGAGCACCAGTGCTTTTTCTTGGCTCTTCGGAACCAGGGACGATGACCACCAGGTCCAGGGCTCGCTCTATCGCTGGCTCAATCCCCAGAAGATCTACGGCAACCACATCCACATCAACTACATCTTCACCGACTGGTCGAGGATGCAGGCCAAGACCAATCCGAAGTACCCGCAGAAGCGGGTTGAGGAGAAGCACATCCCGCTTCTTTCGGTGGCTGAAACCGATCGATGGGTCAAAGACCGGCTGACGCTGATCCAACGACACTGGGCCGATCCTGAGGAAAACATTCCTCCCTGCTCCGACAAGGAGCTCTGGCGATCAGAGCCGGCCTACAAGTACTACAAGGACTCCACCAAGATCTCCGGACGCTCTACCAAGAACTTCGACAACAAGCACGAAGCCGAGCAGTTCAAAGCAGAGAAAGGCGGAGTCGGCGTAGTCATCACTATCCCCGGCGAAGCTAAAGCCTGCAACTATTGTCAGGTCTATGACCTGTGCAAACAAAAGGACACGTTCATCTGATGATCGATTTGACTGGGGTCAAGCACCACCCAGCCCTCACCGAAATGGTGGACGTGCTTTGCAACAAGACCCAGAATACCGACCGCGGATTTTTCCAGGTCGAAGCCGCCTACTTCCTTTCGAAGATGGCCTCCAACATGAGGGCCTCGATCGTCACCAAAGATCGTGGCGAGATCCCCGTCAACACCTATGCCCTGGCTCTGGCCACCTCCGGCTTTGGCAAGGGCTACTCCGTCTCGATCGTCGAAGAGGAGTTCATGAAGGGCTTCAAACGCCGGTTCCTCGACGAGACCATGCCTACCGTCGCTGAAGATAATCTCTGGAAGATCGCCAACGATCGGGCAGCCCGAGACGGCACCGATCAGCAGGCCGAGTTTGACAAAGTCAGCATCGAATACAAAGCTGTCGGCTCGTTTCTCTATACCTTCGACGAAGCTTCCTCGCCAGCCGTCAAGCAGATGCGCAAGAAGCTGCTGATGGCAGGCTGCGGCGCTGTCAGCCTGCAGATCGACGAGGTTGGTCTCAACCTGGCCAAGTCAACCGAGGGCCTCATCCTGTTCCTGGAGCTCTTTGACCAGGGACGGGTGAAGCCCAAGCTGACCAAAGAAAGCAAGGACAACAGCCGCGGCGAAGACCTGGACGGCAAAACGCCAACCAACATGCTGATGTTCGGCACGCCTTCTAAGCTGCTGGACGGTGGCCCAACCGAGGACCTCTTCTACTCCCTGCTCGACACCGGCTACGCTAGGCGGTGCCTGTTCGGTTGGGGTGGTCTCTCTGATCGGGCCTACCTCACCAGCACGCCTGAAGAGATCTACAACAGCCTCACCTCAACCAAGAACGACGCCGCCATCAAGAAGTGGTCCAACTACTTTCACGGGCTGGCCGACCCGGTTTGTTACGGCTGGAAGATGACTGTCGAAGACGAGGTTGGCATCAAGCTGATCGAGTACAAGATCGCCTGTGAGCGGGCAGCTGAAGGCATGAAGGATCACGAAGAGATCCGTAAGGCCGAGATCAGCCACCGCTACTTCAAGGCCCTCAAGCTCGCCGGCGCATATGCCTTCGTCGATGGATCCAATGAGATAGAAATGGAGCAGCTGCTCTCGGCCATCCTCCTGGTCGAAGAGTCTGGCGCCTCATTTCAGACGATCCTCACCCGCGAGAGGACCTATGTGAAGCTGGCCCGGTATATGGCCGACTCCGACAACGAGGTCACCCATACCGACCTTCTGGAGGACCTGTCGTTCTATCCCAAGAGCAATGTTGCTCGGCAGGACATGATGAACCTGGCCACGGCCTGGGGCTACAAGCAGCACATCATCATCAAGAAGTCGTTCGTCGACGGCATCGAGTTCTTCAAAGGGGAAACCCTGACCAAGACCGATCTCAACGAGATGGTCGTCTCCTACAGCGACCACTGGGCCTACAACTACCTGGCCGAGAAGGTGCCCTTCGATCAGCTCCATCTGCTGACCCAGGCACCAGGGATGCACTGGACCAATCACCACTTCAAGAAAGGTGACATTGGTCAGGGACATAGAGCCGAAGAGAACATCCTCACCGGCTTCAACCTTGTGGTGATCGACGTTGATGAGGGCATCAGTCTTGATGCTGCTCATGAACTTCTGAAAGACTACAAGTTCTTCACCTATACCACCAAGCGCTCAACTGAAGACGCCAACAGGTTTAGGCTGATCTTCCCTATCAATTACTACCTTGAGCTCGACTCTGCTGAGTATAAGGAGTTCATGTCTCTGATCTTTGAGTGGCTTCCCTTCAAGACCGATGAGTCTTCGGAGAAGCGCGAGAAGAAGTGGGAGTGCTTCGAAGGAGGCCAATACCACTACAACGATGGAGAGCTTCTGGACGCCCTGCCCTTCATTCCAAAGACTTCCCGGAACGAGCAGTACATCCAGGAAAACCGCAAGCTCCAGTCCCACGACAACCTCGAGCGCTGGTTCGCCCAGCGGATTGCTTCGGGCAACCGCAACAATCACATGATCAAGTACGCCCTAGCCCTGGTGGACAGCGGCATGTCGATGATCGAGGTCAACCAGCAGGTTCACGCCTTCAACAAGAAGCTGAACACTCCGCTGTCGGAAGACGAGCTCGACACCACCGTGATGGTGACTGTCGGCAAGCGGTTCCATCGAGCGCAGGCAGCCTAGCCAGGCTGTTGATGGCACCCAGGCCCAGGAAAGAGTCAGTCTTTTTCTTGGGTCTGGGGCCGGCAGATCCCACAAACTGAAAGAGTCAGATGAAAGATGTCAGCGGACGACCTTACGCCAGAATTAATGAAGTCAAAGAAGGCAGCCAAATAGAAGTAGACGGCGACTTTACCTGCATACGTGAAGGTGCTGTCGTTACCGTTGCTCATGACAAGCACGGCTTGTTCGTGCCCTGCAACGACGGCCAGCACTACCTTGATGGCCAGATAGACGATAATTACTACGTGGGCATGTACCTCCATGGAGTAACCTAATATGGCCGACGGTCAAACTGACACCCAGGCAGACGCACCTGGCGAAACCAACGACCAGCTGGTCCTGATCTCTGGCTCCTCATCGACTGGCAAGAGCGCCAGCTTGATGAACATCCGGAACCAGGAGAAGTGGGCCTATCTGAATACCGAAGCCGGCAAACGTCTGCCCTTCAGAAACAGCTTCATGTCCTTGCGCGTCGAAGACCCTTACGAAGTCTGGGATGCGTTCGACCAGGCAACCGCCAATCTCGATCTGGCCAATGGCGTCATTATCGACAGCCTGACCTTCCTCATGGACATGTTCGAGACCCAGTTCATCATCGGTGCAAGCGACACCATGAAGGGCTGGAGCAGCTATCAGCAGTTCTTCAAGACGCTGATGCAGAAGAAGATCGTGGCCTTTGGCAAGCCCGTCATCATCATGGCCCATACGAAGTCCGTTTATAACGAGCGAAGCATGGGTTACGATACCGCGGTCCCTATCAAGGGGGCGTTGGCCAACAACGGTGTGGAAGCCTACTTCTCCACCGTGGTCTCCACCAAGAAAATGGAGATCCGCTCTCTGGATCCGTACAAGTCAGACCTCCTCAACATCACTGAAGATGATCGCGAGTTGGGCTACAAGCACGTCTTCCAGACTCGACCGACCAAAGATACGGTCGGAGAACGCATCCGTTCTCCTATGGGAATGTTCACCCGTGAACAGACCTTTATGGACAATGATGCCATGGTCCTGCTGGACCACCTCAACAGGTTCTACAAAGCTTAAAACAGAAAAAAGCCAATAGAACCAACATCCTGAAAACGAAAGAAACCAAAAATGAGCCTGTTCAAAAACCTCACCACTGCCGGTCTCGAAGACAATGAAGACCGTGCCGGTGGCGCCAGCGGCCGTCGGGAAACCGATGTCTATGCTGGCAAGATCAAGGTCGCCTACGCCGGCCAATCGGCTGGTGGCGCCCACAATGTGACGCTGCTGATCGCCATGGCCGACGGCAACGAATACCGCGAGACGATCTACATCACCAACAAGAAGGGTGAGAACTTCTTCCTCAACAAGGACGACAAGACCAAGAAGGTCGCCCTGCCTGGCTTCACCACGATCGACGACATCTGCCAGGTGTCCGCCGACAAGGTCCTGGCCGACATGGTCGCCGAAGACAAGGTCGTCCAGATCTACGACTACGACGCCAAGAAGGAACTGCCCAAGTCGGTGCCCGTGCTGACCGAGCTGACCGGCAAGGACGTCCTAATCGCGATCAAGAAGACCCTGGTCAACAAGAACGAGAAGGTCGGCGAGGCCTACGTTCCGACTGCCGAGACCCGCGAGGAAAACACCATCGAGAAGGTCTTCCATCCCACTTTGCGCGTCACCGTCGTCGAAGCCAAGAAGGCTGCTGCCGGCGAAGTTCCGGTCGCTGAGTTCATCGACGTCTGGCTCGAGAAGAACAAGGGCAAGACCCAAGACAAGCGTTCCATCAAGGACGGCGAAGGCGTGCAATCGGGTCGTCCCCGTGCCGGCGTTCACCCGGGCGCAGCCTCGAGCGGCGCTTCGACTGCTCGCAAGAGTCTGTTCGGCGCTCAAGCCGCCTAGTTGCTCAGCAGCATAAGAGCAGTATAGGGTAGCCCCTGTAGAGTTCTACAGGGGCTATGTCTATGTGGACGATCAAACTCCCCTTGGCCGTCCAAATATCGGCCAAGAAGTGGTGGAAGCTCAATCTTAACGTCTACAGGAACGAGCACTACCAGACACTAAACAAGGCGAAAGAGGCATTTGCCGAAAGGGTCAGTCCCATGGTTCAACACCTTCCTAAGTTGGATCGTGCCATGATCGTCTACAGCTTGTTCACGCCTGACAAAGGGCTCGTAGATACCGCCAACATCTGCACTGTGGTCGACAAGTTCTTCAGCGACACCCTGGTAAGCGCTGGCAAACTTGAAGACGACAACTGCAAGATCCTCCCTATCGTCGCATTCCGCTTCGGTGGGGTTGACACCATCAACCCAAGAGTGGATGCAACTGTCCACTTAATCGGACCTAACACCGACATATACGTCAGTGATGGTCTGCAAAGTTAGAACCAATGGAGACAGGTATGAAGATCACTATCGTTGAGTCCGAGATCCAAGAAGCGATCCGAGCCCACATCGAACGCCAGATCACCGTCAAGGAAGGCATGGAAATCACCATGGAGATCCGCGCTACCCGCGGGGAAGATGGGTTCATCGCCAACATCGACATCTCGCCCATCAAGGCCGGCGCCGAGAATGTACAGGCTCCTGCTGCTGAACAGGTGACGGCTCCCCAAGCCCCGGTAACTGAGACGGCCGCAGCTCCGGTTGTCTTCCGTCCCCGGGTGACCCGCAAGGCTGCTGAAGCTGCTCTCGCTGCCGAAGCTGAAGCCGAGACTGAAGAAGATGAGGTCGCTCCTGCAGTGACCCTGTCGCCTGAGGGCGAAGCTGCTGTCATCAGTGCCCCCAAGTCGCTGTTCGGCAACAACCCCACTGTGGCCATCAGCGATGAAATCGCTGAGCCGGCCGAAGATGGCGTGGAAGACGTCGAGGGCTCACAGCCCCTGAAGCGTTCGATCTTCGCCGGCCTGAGCCGTCCGGTGAACGACTCGTCGGAAGCTGCCGCCTAACTGATGGCGAAACTGGCCTTCAAGGCCCTGATGTTTATGGCCGCTGCCGGTATCCTGGCAGCGGCCATTTTCATTTTGGCCAAGGTGATCCTGGTCGTAATCATGATCGCCCTCATAGCCGGAGCACTATTTCTAGCGCTCCGGCCTGTCTTCAAAAGACGTGATCAAAAAGCTGAACCGTAGGGTTCATCTCGTGAGCCCTGAAGCCCATGTCCGGTCCGATGGACCAAGGCAGGCTGCCATCGACAGCCATGGCCACCACGTTGTCTCCCAGCATGGTCCCGACCGATCCAATGAACGGGGGAGTCGGGATCAACGAGACCAGCAAGGCGTGGAGAGGGTTTTCTCGGATAGCAGCCAAAGCCACCTTCACGCTTCGTATCTTGAAGTTGTAGAACCAGAGAAGACCCATGTTCTCCAGGTAGGCCCTGGTTCGGCCAGGCAGGCGATCGTAGTTCACGAACTCTTCGCCGATCGAAGCCAAGGCTTCTTCCTGAGACAGTCTCTTCTCCTCGATCAGGTGATCGTATCGAATAGCCTTACCTAGGAAGTCCCCGTATTCCATGGCTCTGGCCATGCCCTGGAACAGCGCCGTGTCCTGGGTCACGAGACCGTAGCGAACCGCGGTCTTTAGACCCTTGGGGAGCTTGTCCACCTTGCTCTCGATGTAGTCCGTCAGCCGGCCCTCATAGAGGCTGAGCTCCTCCTTCTCCAGGCTACCGGCCTCAGAGATCGACGAGAACTCGCCGGCCGCAATCAACGGCCAGATAGACATCCGCTTGTCGGTGTCATTGATGATCTTCATCTCGGTCTGGATCTGACGAACACGGGCTGAGCTGTCACCGGCTGCACGAAGGTCGGCTTCCAGCTCCAGGAGGCGCTTACGGCGCTTTACGTAGCCATTCACCTCAGCCAGCTTCTTGGGCATGTCCTTGGCGATGCGGTCCAGGCGAACACCTCTGGACAGCATCTGGTAGATGTTGGCCACCAGGTTCGACACAGGCACCACAACCGATCGAACCACGATGGTCTGGCGGGCTTCGCTCACCAGGTTTTGGGTCAGCTTCTCAGCCACCACCAGGTTGCGATAGGCATCCTTGCCCCACACACCGATAGCCAGTTTGCGAACCACGTCAGAGGCCGCTGCAGGAATGCGAGTCGTGCCGTGCCAGGCATCACCAATCGAAGCCGCTCGGTAGCCGATGGCGTCGTTTATCATGTCCCGACGAACCATGAAGCCGTCAGCACCAAAGGTGTTCTTGATGTGCTCAAGGGCCTCAGGCGTGAGCAGGCTCATGGCATCAGCCATAACTGGGTCCTTCTTCTGCTCGTCAGCGTCGAACAGATTGATGAACTCGTTTCCGCGGGTCTTGCCTTTGCCCTCTTCCCAGATCGTCTGCAGCCTGGTCACCAGCTGCTCGTTGAACTGCTGAGCAATAGCCTCTTCGGCCTGGCGACCACGCCACACACCCAACATCCGGCCAAGATGCTTGTCCCGCTTCAGAAGCTCCTCCTGGAGGGGATCCACACCACGTTCGTAGGCGACCACAGAGCCGTCGACCCCGAACACCGGAAGCAGGCCTTCTGTCTCAGCAATGCCTCGGACGGCCATCTGAGCTTGGATGCGGCGGATAGCTGCAGGGCTCTCAATGCGGCCAGCAATCATCAGGCCATCGTGTGTGAAGCCCGTCACTGGATCCACGCCGGAAGCCGTCTGGCGGACGTTCTGCATCACGCCGGCTGAGAAAGTCGATCGGCTAGCCAGGGGCGCATAGTAGTAGCCCAGACCCTGACGACGCTCATAGCGGCTGCCTTTGTAGTCGCCCTTGCGAGAGAACCCCAACATCTCCAGACGAACCTTTTCGCTGTCCGAAGCCACGATCAGCTGAACGCCTCGTTCCGCGGTCGAGGGCACATAGCCTTTATAGTGGTTGGCTCTCGCCTTCGGCGTTGAAGCCTTGGCCAGCTCCGTCACTCGCTGACCGACGATGTACTCCAGGGCGTAGACCATGCCCTCGGACTCGTCCTGAACCAAAGAGGCCAACGACGCCCTGGTGTCGGTCGGCAGCGTGTCGACAGCGTACAAGCTCACCAGCTGGTCCACTTTAGCAGCAACGCCATCGATCGGGACGTAGCCTTGCTTCAGCCCATAAAGACCCGCCACAGCCTCGGCATTACGCAGGAGGTGAACGCCCTTCTCCCGGGTGTTCATGAACTTGGCCAGCTGCTCAGCCTTGGGCTTCATCACCTTCCAGGTGTCGGCGCCCACCAGCTGTTCGATTTGTTTCTCCAGACGGCTGATCTCGGCACTACGCTTGGTGTCGTCCGACAGGAACTGCAGCACGTCCTCAGCCTTACGACCCAATTTCAAGGCAGCCAGATCGCTCTGAGCCAGGCCGCTAAACACATGCGACCACTGCTCTTTGGCCAGGGGCTTCTTGAACTTGGAACCAATGAGGTTAGGCACAAACTCCCGGGCCTGCTGGCGGACAGCCTGTACAAAGGAACGGACCGGCTTGATCAGATCAAAGATAGGAGCATTGCTCTCCGACCGGCCTACCAGGTCGTTCAGGACAGCCCGAAGCGGCTCCCAGGCATTCGACTTGTTGGCCAGAGACAGCCACCCTTCGCCGGCGCCTTTACCCAGATCCTCGCTCGGCAGAGCCACGATCAGCTTTGCGACCTCGAGCAGCGCCTTGGTCTTCTTACCCGTGGCTCCGGCCTCGAGATCACCCAGCTTGTCATAGGCCTTCTTCACGCCTGACTGCATTACCGCAGCGACCTTGTCGTTGGCCTTGTCGATCATGTTGGCGATGGGATCCGTAGCCCGCAGAACCATGCGCTCATCCCGGCTGACGGTCTTAGCCAGGTGCTCGGTCAGGGTGTCGATGGCCGACCGGACGTCAGGACGGTTACGGCCCTCTCCGCTCACCATTTCAGACAGGCTATCGATCGCACTGTTGCCAATGTTCTGGGCAATGTTGTCGACGCTATCGCCCTTAAGCTTTTCAGCCTTGGGCAGATCCATCTTCGAGAGCACAGCCCGGAACTCATCATTGACCATGGCGAGAGCCAGAAACGCCGGCATCAGGGTCGAGCGCCCATAGGCGTCTGTGCGCTCGATCGACTGACCGTTCAGAATACCGCGGAGCGCCTGAACCTTGGTGTTGCCGATGCTCTCCTGGGCCTGGTTGCCTTCCTCCGTCACGAAGTCGGTAGGCGAGATCATCTTGTTCACATGGGCATACAGATCCCCGATCCGACCAAGAGAAGCTGCATCCAGCTTCATGTTGGTTCCAAGCACGGCGACCAGCGAAGCAAACGCGATCTCATCCTGATGAGAGATATCAAAGCCGGCCTTCCTGAAGGACTGAGCCAGGTCGAACCCAACATCAACGGCAACTGCACCAAACTCCTTGGACACCATCTCGTTGATAGTCTCGTTCGAATGCTGGTTCAGATAGACATTGATCTTGGCTTGTAGGCCCTTGAGGATCGTATCAGTACGGGTTGCGTTGCCAGCCAGCTGGGCACGGAACACCAGATCCGATCGGCTCTGCAGCGTAGGACTGGCGTTCATCAGGATGCCGGCGTTGAAACGCAGAGCGGTGTAGAAGTTGCCGCCCCGCACAGAGCCCTTGCCGTAGATCAGCGACCTGAGCGCAGCCACTGCCCGCTTCACCACTCGAGCGAAGCGTGTCTCAACTTTCGTGCCCTGGGCAACCTTGATCAGATCCTGGTTGGACAGGTTCCAGGCCAGGAACTCATCAAGGGCTGCAGCCTCGTTCTCTTCCTTGGATCGATCGGTACGCCCGGCCTCCAGAGTCATCTGGTGGACAGCATCACGATAGGCTTGGCGCTGGCCGGGCGTCAGCTCGGACAGGGCCTGACGATCCATAGCCAGCCACTCATTCTTCAGGGTCTCCATGCGCTTGATGGCCTCAGCCACTTCAGGCGTGGAATTGCCCTGATAGTGAGCCAGGATGGTCTGGGACACCGAGGCGTGGATCAGCTCATGGAGAAGCGTTTCGCTCTCGCCTGAAGCCACATAGATCCGCTGCTCAGCCAAAGACGCATAGCCCTTGATGGTCTGACCTGGTTCACCGCGGTAGGGCTCTTGGCCCTTGCTAATGGCATATTGAGCCAGCTGATCTGCAGTACCTTCGACCACTTCCCAGCCGCTTTTGGCCAGCGATTTGGCAACCTCTTTCAGGAGGTTCAGCTGATCGGGAGACGCCTTGGCAGCACGAACCATCCGAAGCAGATCAACGCCCTGGGTGACTTTCGGGGCTTGGGTCTTAGTAGCTTTCGGCGCAGCCGAAACCTCCTTCGCGTTGCGGGTTTTCTTTTCCGCAAAGGCCTTGGCTTCCTTCGTGCCCTTCTCCAGGTACGCGGCTTCTTCGTCGATCGCAGCCAGTTCTTCTTCCATCAGCTGGTTCAGAACCATGACCTGCTCGGCGCTGCTCATGCCTTCCAGGCTGATCAGATCTTTGCCGTTTGGCTCATAGGCCGCTTCGATCGAGGACATCTGGTCAACAGACATCTGCACCCGGGCCAGAGCACGGTGACGAGCCAGGGACTTCCTGGCGGCATTAGCAAGCCTGCGGCCGGCAAGCCGCAACTCGACCTGGATCTCAGTGGGATCCATTCCTCTGCGAGGCTCGCCTTTCCTTGGCTTACCCAGAAACAGATCCGCCAGATCCATGCGGAGCTCTTCAGACATGCCGATGCTGAACTCTCCAGACGCATCCTTGGCTGACAAGTTCGACAAGAAACCCTGGAAACTCTCGCTAACGGCCTGCAAAGGATTGCTCTGCCAGGCTCGATAGACAGCCTCGTTGGCTCTGGTACCGTCTTCCTTGAGCGTGTCCAAGGGGAAGTGAATGCCGTCATAGACCGGCAGCATTCTCTTTGGGCGATCCTTCCCAGTCGTGAGTTTCTGGATCGTCAGAGCATCACCGAAGCCCTGAACCATCATAGGAATGGCGGCGACGCCAGCATTGCTGGGTCCGCGAACCAGGGCATCCGAACTCAGATCGCCATCCAGCGTGCGAGAGAATTGGAAGTAGCGCCGGCGAGACGGCATCTTGCCATCCTTGCCGGGACGAGCCCTGGAATAGACAGCCGACACAGCGTTCTTGGCGGCCAGGAACGACTGGTCATCCGTCTTGATCAACGGGAACATCTTGAGGAGATCCCGCTCGACCTCCCGCATTTCCTTTTTGCTAAGGAAATTCTTGGCCTCGTCGTCACTCTTGGTCGCCAGCTTGTCGCTGATCAGCTTCACAAACGTGTGCTGCATGACCAGGGACTGGGCAGCTGTTGCCTGCTGAAGAGCATCTCGGCCCTTGGACGTGTCGTCCATGACCGCTTCTAGAGCTTTCACCATGTGACTAACGAAGAAGAACTGAACGTTACCAGACAAATTCTTCAGTTGACTCTTAGTCAGCGTGTACTTTGTGTAGCTTCTGTCTTTGGGAAGATTCACTTCCCGCGCCAGAGTAACATAAAAGCCCTCGCCATCTTTGCTCTTGCCGATAAAGGTGCTGCTCAGCTCTTCAACAAGAGCGATCATGTCATCAGCGTTGTTGGCTAGACCTTGTTCAGCCTTCGTCAGCTCAGCGTAAAAGGCTTCTTCAATCTTCTTGACCACAGCATTGGTGACACCCGCTACGCCAGCACCATAGACGATCACGGTCTGAGGGTTCTTGGTCACGTCTCGACCAACTTCGAGCTCGCCCTTATCGTTGATAGAAGCGCCCTTGAGCAGATCTTTCAGTAGCGTGTCGACCAGGCCAGAGTGCCTGAGTACCTTGCCAGTGTATGTCTTTTTGGCTGCAGCCACATTGGCTTGGGTGCCGGTCGAGCTGACGTTGTAGACGTCCAGCTCGTTCTCTTTGTCGCCTGTGATAAAGATCCTGGCGTTGATGCCAGGGGCTCCCAGATACAAGCCACCCTTGCTCATCAGCTCGATCCAGCTCTCGGTGAAGCTACCCTCCGACAGATGATAGAGCGCCATGATCGGACCGTTGGTCATGCCATCGGCTTCGACATACAAATGCGTCTGGAAAGCCTTGAGCTCTTCAGGGCTGGCTAGGAAGTAGCGAGCCATCTCCAGCGAGGCGTGCAAGGCTACAGCCGTCTGCTTGCCTTTGAACTTCTCGATCATCAGCTGGGCAAAGTCGTCTTCCATGACGCCAGTGTCCAGGAACCTATCCAGCGCCGCCAGGACCTCAGAGACGTCCTCCTGGGCCATCCTGTCGACGACCAGGCCCGAAGCCTCGTGGCTCTGTTTGTGGACCTTCTCGCCCCACGCCTGGGCCACTGCCAGCTTAAAGCGGGTCAGCATCTCAGGATCAGTCAGATCGACCACAGCACGAGTGGGGAGCCAGGCTTCCCGGGTCAGCTTGCTGGCCTGAGGATTGTAGGCTCCAGTCACCATCAGACGACCGCTGCCCAAGACAGCGTGCTCAAAGAACACAGGCACGTCAGCCGCTTCTTTACCCAGCTCAGCAGCCTCAAGTTCGATCGAGCCAACCATGCTCTCGAAGGCCTCAAAGGCTCCAGAGATGCTGTTGTTCTTGCCCTTCATCGACCGGAACGTGTTGACGTTGGTCTTGGCTTCGACGTCTGCATCTAGCAGTCCGGCACCGAACAGCTCTCTCAAGGCATCCAAGCCCAGGGCCTTATACAGGCCGACCATCGGCATGTTGGGCATGTGAGCGGTCTGGTTGGCGTTCGTCACCATTTCGACCTGCTCATCGCTCAAAGGCACCATGCTGTTTCGCAGCTGGCTCTTGGGCACGTTGGCAGATGGAGCACCGACAAACCGAGTCGGATCAGGGGCCACCAGAGCAGCCTGCTCAATGGCGTCTGGCATGGTGGACATGTTGCGCCAGGCCTTCCTGTAGCCAGCTTTGTCAGTGTCCGTGTCGCCCAGGATCTTCAGCGCGACAAACTGGTAGGACTTCTCGACCGCACCGTCCTCGCTCTCGGCATCTTGTTGGCCAACTGGGTCGGCAAAAGTCCGCGGCGAGATGTCCAGCAGGGACACGCTCTCGTGCCGCATGGCAGCCATGATCTCTTTGGCGACGCCTTCAGCGACACCCTTGACCAGGCCCTCAGGTGCATTGTCGTTTGCCTTCACGCCCCAGAAGCGGGTGATTGCAGCACCCATGTCAGCAGCAGCCTGAACCAGGGGAACCCCTGAGTTGAAGGCGTCGATCATGTCAGGCGTGATCTGTTCGACCGGCTTGCCGGCGTACTCAGCTACAGCCTCAGCATCCATGCCCTTGAGGGGCCGACTTTGGCTTTGAACCAACCAGCTCAACCCGGCCAGAACGGCTTGCTGCAGCAGCTCGACATTGTAGCCCTTGGTTCCGTCTTCACGAACCTCGACGATGTTCAGGGCTCGACCACCCACCCACTCCTGGGTCGGGTTTTCTTCACGGGCCTTGTCGATGTCGGTCGAGGAGAGGAAGGCAGCGAGACGCTGTTCCATGACTTCGACAATCGAGCCAGACATACCCAGTACCGTGCCGAAGGACGCCGACAGATCGGCACCCATGGCCTTGTTCTTCTTGCCCGTCAGATTGGCTAGAGCCGTCGAGGACAGCACGGCAGCCTTGATGTTCGAGAACACCTTGTCGCCCATACCCACCAGGCGAGACAGGCTGGCATCAGGGGCAGAGAACCCGTTGATGAACCAGTTACGGTTCTTGCCGGCGCCAATCAGCTTGCTGAATGGGGCTTCTTTCGCCTCTGGTTCAACAGCGACTTTCTCCGCGGTCTCGGCAGGCTTCTTGTCAGGGACGACTTCGGCAACCGGCTTTTCGAGAGCTGGTTCAGCCTTAGCGGGAGCCTCTTCTTTGACAGGCTTCTCAGCCACAGGAGCAGGCTCTTCCTCGGCCTTCGCAGGCTCCGGCTTATCAACCTGGGGCTTTTCCTGGACAGGAGCCTCGACAGGCTTTGCCTCCTGGACGGGTTGCTTGTCCTTGGCTCGGCTACGCTCTTTCATGATCTCAGCAGCGGTCTTGGTCAGGCCAGGATCGACAGTGAGAGCAACAGGATCGACACGCTTCACGGCGATGTCGGGGAATGCCTCTGACAGACCGTTGACCATATCAGCGATCGCCTTGCCGTCCAACGCAGCAGCCTGAGCCAGTCGGATAGACGTCTCGCTTCCGGTGTTGAGCCAAACAGGGCTAGCCGGTCCCCATTTGGCCTCTGCCAGCCGGCGCTCTTTGCGGATGCCGGTGAAGCCCGTCTTCTTGTCAGGACGGCCGCTTGCCAGGTTGTCGTTGAAGGCGGTCACTTTGTTTTGGAAGTGCTCCGCCAGCAGACGCATATCCACCAGGTGCAAGCTGGCTAGTTCAGTGTCACCAGACAGGGCAGCCTTGATAGCAGCCTTGGCTTTGGCGGAAGCCGACTGCACCGGCTCTTTGTCAGGATCCCCATTGGCCTCAAGGCTCTGAGCCTCTTCCGACACCCGGGCATTCTCTTTGATGCCGAGCGCCTTCATAGCCGCAACACGCTCAGCATTGCCCCTGATCAGCGCCGACGAAGCCGTCAGGATGCTCAGCTGTTCCGGAGTAAGCTTGATCTTGCCCGATACAGCGTGCGCTCTGATGGTGTTCAACACCTCCAGATTGCCGCTTGATGGGTCACTCTTGGTCAGCTCAGTGACGGCTTCAGCCATCTGTTGAGCAGCTTCGATACCGCCAGGAGCTTCCATAGAAGCCTGGCTGAATTGCTCAGCGACAGCAGGGCTCTTGGCTGCTTCCAGAGCAGCCTTCATCGCCGGCGCAATCACCGGATGACTGGCCAGAGCCAGGGTGGTGTCTTCAAACTCACGCAGCTTTGCGAGCAGCGGATCGTTGTCGTCGATCTTATCGACGGTGGCGTTCAGTCCGCCATGAACAAGATCCTTGAACTCGTTGTACTGCTTAAGCAGATACGCCCCAGCCAGGGCCTTCATCTGATCCGAGGCATTGGGATCGTCGTTGATCGCAGCCACGCTCTTGAGGGCGTCAAAGCGATTGTTCGTGCCCTCGACAGCGGCCCGAACTACTGGCGACTCGTTGGCAGCTTCTGCAGGATCGAACGCCACCTTGTCGAAGAACTGGTTCAGGTACTCGGCCATCTTCGGGGCATCAGCGCTACCGCTGGAACCAACCAAAGCATCAAGTTCCTGGCGCAGGGTCGGAGCACCAGCCACCACCTCAGCCTGGGCAGCGTTGGCTTGTTCAGTGCTCTGGGCTTTGGCCGCTTCCTGGATGCGGGCTTCCCGACCCATGAAGGGCACGACCGTAGCGTTGAAGGCAGCCTTGGCTCCAGACACCGCGGCCTGACCTGCCAGACCAGGTGCCTGAATAACGCCGGCCGTACCCATGCCGTACAGCGAGCCAAGAGCCGTCTGTTCGCCTACGCCTTCGGTCAGCGACTGGTTTGGATCAACAGCAACCTTCACACCGACGTTCTGGGCAAACTGACCAGAGGCCGACTGCAGACCTTCTTCCAGGGTCTCCCGACCGATGTTGGCCAGGCCTTCCACCAGGTTGGAAACCTTGAGAGGTGCAGTCTCAAACTTGGAGACGATCTTGCCGGTCACAGCACCCACCGGAGCCTGGACCGCAGCAGCAATCAGACCAGCAGCATTGGCGTCATTTCGGGAAGCACCCTTCGCAAGGGATGCTTCGACGGCGCCTTGATATGCACCACCACCTTCCATGGCTCCGATCGCCAGAGGGAAAGCCAGTTTCTCTGCAACGCCTACTGCTTTCAGGGCCTTGCTTGCGGGACCACCAACCAGCAGTGAGCCAGCTCCAGTAGCAATACCGTCCGTGAGGATAGCCGGGTCCTCGAGAGCGTTACGACCAGCGTCGACAGCATCCCGACCCATGCGGTTGAGGCCAGCCTGGAACGCTCCGTACTGAGCCAGGTCAGACTCATACAGGGCGGCGTTGTCCTGCATGTCGACTTCGTTCGACGCACCGTAGGCATTGCGCTTTGCAGCCAAGCCAGCCGACTGCTTGTCGTGTCCCCACTTATTGAAGTCGGAGATGCCTTCTGCAGCTGCGGTGCCCAGCTCGTCACTGACAACACCCAGACCCAGGGCTCCAATGCCGAGCACCGAATTGACGGCTCCCAGGCCTACTCCAGAAGCGATGTCACCGTAGGTTTCGGCTTCGCTGCGTTCCGCGGACCTGTCCCCGTAGAACTGGTTTGAAGCGATCGACTCGGTAAGCAGAGCTCGTTGGATATCTGCAGCACTGCCCGTGCTCATATCAGGCCCGGCCACGTCCTGGCCCTTGAACCGAGCAGCAGCGTCCAAGTACGCCTGAGCTGGGGTCTTCCCAGATAGCTGTTGCTTCTTCTGTTCGGCTGCTGCGCTGACCTCAGCTTGCTTGCTGGGAACCACACCCAAAGATTGGGCGATCAGAGCGCTGATGTCAGCCATAGGTTATCCCAACAAAAAAGAGGCCGCGGTCAGCAAAACCGAGGCCTCTTTCTTTAATCCTTGTTGCCTTTAGACAGCAAGTAGAAGTCTAGCTAGACTTATATCTAGCCCTTGATCCAAACACCTCGAGGAGACTTAACTTCTCGAACTCGCTCAGTCAGACCTCGACCGATATTTACAGTCACGTACCGGGTCTCTGGACCCTTCTTGACTGGGGCCGCTACTGCTGCAGGAGCAGAAGACTGCCTTGCAACAGTCGGGTTAGTAGCCCGCACTGGTGCGGAAATACCTGCATCCCTCGACTCCGCCGCAATAGCGTATGCAGCGGTGGCCGAGTTGAACTCTTCTTGCGCTCTAGCAATAGAGGCAGGATTGAAGTTAGGCTTACTCTTGGCTGCAGCGGTTACTGTGGTAAGTCGCTGTTTAGCTGCTTCATAGTTTTGCTTAGCGACACCAAAACCAGACTCAGTCTGTGCAAGCACCTCATTAGCGGTTGCTGCCGTCTTGATCTGTCCGGTCTGCAACTGGTTGATGTAGCTATCAACCTGGCGCCAGTTCATCTTCCGACCGTTGCCGATATCCTCACCAAGAGCAAAACGCTCAAGCGCGTTCTCTTCTTGGAGGGACCTCTTCAGGATCTCAGCAGCCACTGCCGGCCGGATCTCGTAGCCGGCCTTGAGTGCCCTGGCTTGGATCTGACCCAGCTTACCGATGAGAAGGCCTTGGTCGACGCCCTTGCCCTTAAAGCCCTCTTTATCCAGGAGATCCTGAGCTACCTGAGACTCGCTCCTGCCGTCGTTCCAGGACTTGTCGAACGCCTCCGCCAAGGAGCCGGCGTTGTTCAACTGAGACGTGCTCTTCACATCTTGGTTCGCAGCCGCAGTCTGGATCATGAGCGCTGCAGCCGAACCACCAGATTCACCGGCAGCGATTGAGTCACGCATCTCTGCCCAGCTCTTACCGGCGTAGAAGCCAGCAGGACGCTTCGGCACCGAAGCAAACACCTTGGTAAGATCGCCACCCTTGGCGTCGTTGTAGATGGCTTCTGCCAGCCGCTCCTGGACAGCGGGACTGTAGACCGTGGTGCTTGGATCCAGACCTAGCTTCTTGGCGTAGGAAATCGCCGTGTCGCCAATGATCTGGTAGCGACCCATGGCGCTAGAGCCCAGGTTACCGGTCAAACCAAGCTGAGCTCGCTTAGCGGGATCCATGTCTCTGGTCGCAGGAATGACCACCTTGTTGCCGAACTCTTCGAGTTCAGCGATCGTCATCGTTTCGATGGGCCTGGGCGGAGATACAACGCCGCCAACAATGGTGCCGTAGCCGCCACCAGCACCACCAGCGGCACCCGAACCGCCAAACCCTGCAGAGGAGCCAGGTGCAGCATCAGATCCGATGCCAAGGCTCCTGCGAACGCCGGCCCGCACTTCTGGGCTGACATCGAGAGAGTTCAGAGCCAGCTCGTAGCCAGACGGGTCTTCGCTACCGCGGATCTGCTCGACATACTGAATGACCGCCTTGTTCGTCAGGTGGTCATCAACCGTCTTGCTGAAATCAAACGCCGAGCTATCGGCGCCCGTTTGGCTGTTTCTGGCTTTGATGAGGGATGAGCCAATGACGCCCACATTGTCCCAGCCCAAGCCAGTTGCATCAATGCCGGCCCGAATTTCCTCAGCCCTTTTGACATGGCCATTGGCCAGAGCCACGTCGATGGCTTGCCGCTCGTCAGAGAGGCCGTCCATTTTCGTCTTCTGGTCAAAAGCCGTTTGGCTATTAGCTCGAGCTCGTTGAGCTTCGACCATAGCGCTGATAGCGTCAGGGTTCAGCTGATCCAGCGCAGCCCGAGCAAAGCGCTTGTTGCCGACCGTATCCATGCCGCCCACATTGCCGGCGACAAAAGCTGCTTGCAGAGCAGCAGGATCTTGGTTCTTGGCGATGAACGTCCTGAGCTGTTCGGCAGCCAAAGTGTCTTGGCTCTTGTCGAACGCCTCAATGCCGCTGGACGCCTTTCCGATCGTATCTTGCAGCAGCCGGCCAGCTTCGGTGAAGCCCTTGGCAGCACCGGAGAAATCAGGAGCGGCTACGTCCCGCCAAGTGAACTGGGTCATTAGAAATCCTTAGACGGTACGCTTGGCGAGCGAGTTCTGGGTGATGTAGTCCGACACCTGGGACTGGCTCTGACCCTCGAAAGCACCACGAGCCCGAGCACGGTCAGCGATGCCGGTGTTGTAAGACTGGGTCTGGTTAGCCAGGTTGGCGTTGGTCGTGGCTTTGGTGAAAGCCAGCTGCTTCTTGGCCACGTCAGCAGCCTTCAGAGCGCCCCACAGACCAGCCAGCGTCTGTACACCAGACAGACCTGCGTTGATCGTAGCCATGTTCTTGCCCAAGCCTTTGAAGCCGAACAACCCACCGTCCTGAGCAGGGCCAGAGCTCATAAGGCTCTTCATCCCGCCAAAGCCGCCGCCGTAGTTAATCTGATCTGGAGAAAAGCCAGCCGCATTGAAAAGGCCGCTGCCGTTGTCGGGCATAGAAAACCCGCTGTTGGGCATCTGGAAGGGGGTCATGTCTTGTTCCTGTACCGACACTTAAACCGGGAGTTCCGTGTTCAGAGTCAACGACGTGAAGTCAGACACCAGGCTGTTAGACAGCTCAGCAATGTCACTTCCGGTCATCAGTGTTCTGGCGAGGAAGACGCTCCTCGGCTCTACAACAAAACGATCGGCGTTTGAAGAGCTTGTTAGCGACATAGCGTCAAACGAGAAGTCTGAACCAAGGTTCTTGGCATATAGATCCGATAGTTGTTTGGATATGCGTGCGTAATCTTCCAGAACACTCTGGTTCTTGCTCGCTATGTCCTGGACTTTGATAGCGCTTATGGCTTGCCCAAGCTGACCAACAGCACTGGTAAGGCTGGTCAATTGCTCCACTTGGCTCAAGTAAGTTAGGCTTTCGCCCAGGCTCTGCGTCAACAGTTCAGGGTTCATAGCCAAGAAACTGGCTATGATCGCGATGATCGTGCCGGCTTTTCTACCAAACAGTTCGATAGACACTGTCTGAATGATCTTGAACAGTATCATGCTGATCAAGATGTTCGCCAACGTAACCACAGCAATTGTGAAAGCAGACGCTCCCACCAGTCCTGCTGGAGGAAAGATGATCGTCAAAACCACAACAACGATGATCACCAGAAGCTTGAACCAGCCGGTCTGATACCACTTCTTCTTTACGATCTGGTAGGTGTTGATGACGATGAACAGGCAAGCCGTGGACATTTGAGCGCAGTCTTTGGCCGACATGCTCTTCAGGGTCTCATAGTGCAGCGGTACGATGAAGCCAGAGTCGTCGATATCCTCCATCGCTTCCTGGGCACTGATCTCCACGAACTTGCCGCCGTAGACGTAGTTGCGGTGAACCAGCTCACGGATGGTCAAACGCTTCCAGCTGACGGCGCTTAGCTGCCAGTAGATCACCAGGTCCGTCGTATTGGCGGTATCGAGCTCTCCCAGAGAGCCGCCGTTGATCAGGCCCTGGCTGTAGAGCGAATCTCCAGAAGCGAGCCAGACATCACCCTTAACAGCGCCTGGCCTGGAAAGACCCGAACCAGCGTCCTCAGTGATCGAGCTCCAGGAAATGCGAGTGTCATACCCCAGGCTGTCAGCTGTAGCCTTGACCAGGATCTCATTCGTGGCCGATGCGGCATAGCTACCGCGGACTGGCTCAGCACTGCCTTGCAGGGCATCACCATCGATCGCCTGGGCAGCAAGCCATTCTCTCCACTCGAGCATGGCTTCCTTGCCATCCTCTGTGCCGGCCCCCCAGGCAGTGTACTCCGTCTCTCCATAAAGAGAGGTCGCCATTGCGTTGGCAAAGAACTTGTAGAGGTACTTCCTACAGGCGTTTTCCTTCACATTGAGGGAGACGCCAGGGACCACATAGACGTAGTCAATGTCGCCCAAGTCCGGGTTGTCTTCCAGAGAAGCCACCAGCTCATCGAACTTGGTGCCGCCAATCAGCTTTTTGAACGCCTTCTTGGCGTTATCATACTGGTCAGGCAGGAAGCTGTCGGACACAAACTGGTTGTTGATGCGAACAGGAATGGGCGGAAAGAACCCACTCATTCCGCCTGAGTTGTCGCTTACCTGATCATCAAGCTCGGTAATCCCAGAGCCAACCTTGTAGATGAACACCTTCAGCGGCGAGTAGTCGACCACGACCGTCTGCGTCGTGTTGATCTTGTAAGACCTGTCGATGATGAGCACACCAGAGCCGTTATCGCGGCCCGTCTGGTCCTGGTACATCACGCTGGTCAGGTTGTAGACGATGACCGACGACTCGTTCCCGACCAGCTCAGTCTTGGTGTAAACGCCGTGCGTCTCGTTGTAGGCGGAGGGTACAGTCCTGGGGGTGGTCGTGAAGCTCGTTGTCGACCAGCCAGTCGTGGAGGGAAATGCTGCCCCTGTCGCCAGAAGGATCGTGCTGCCAATGACCGTCGGCAGGGTCACACCTTCGGTGACCTCGTTGTAGGTCGCGAACACGTAGGTGGCGTCTTTGTCGAAGCCGGCCGGCGTAAACCGATGCACCGAACCAGCAGGCAGGGTGACAACCACCTCCCCTGTGGCTTCGTCAAAGTCGGCTCGCCACTCGCCGCTGAACTGGGCGTAGTAGTTGTTGAGCATCCACTGCTCGGCCCAAACCTCCAGGTCTGCAGGTCCTACCTTGACCGACTGCACAGAGACCGAGTTGCCAGGCGCCGCGGAAATGTGACTGTCCACGGTCGAGGCGCTGACGTCAGGGGCCGAAGCCAGCCCGCTGGAGGAGAAGCCGATCAGTGACTCGTAGTTGTCCCTGGCCCAGCGGTAGTAGCTCTTCAGCTTGGCTCCAGGACCCCCAGTGAAGCCGTTCTGGATCGCTTCACCCAGAGAGACGCTACGATCGCCGCTGATCACAGCCCCGACGACCACTGACTTCAGGTAGTCGGGGCGCTCGTTCTCATCGCCTGCCAGATTGTAGCAAGTCGAAGCGACATAGGTCTTCTTCTTGGAGCTGAAGAGGCCCACCGATTAGCCAAGCCCGTTAGCGGCTTTGATGGCAATCAGAACCGTCTGCAGGCTGGCATTGTTGAAAGCGTCAGGAGGCAGAGTGCCTTCGTCCATCGACTTCTGGGTGATCCAGGCGTCGGTGAAGATCTTGGCAGCCTTAACCTCAGCATCCCGCTTGTAGGACTCGATTTGCTGGGTGTAGAGGGCCTTCTGCTTGCCAACGGAACCAACGACAGTGTCGCCATCAGCCCGGACGTCCAGGGTCTGAGCCCTTTGGACCTCGGTCTGTTCTTTCACCAGCTGAAGCTGCTGAGGCAGCATCGTGTTCACGGTGTAGAGCGAGGCGTCGTAGGTTACCGACTCCGTGGCCAGCTTCAGCTTGGTCAGAGCGTAGTTGGCTTGAACCAGCTGAGCTTCCATCTGCAGCTGTTCCAGCTGAGCCTTGGCCGTCTCTAGGCCAACCCGGGCCGTGACCAGCTGAACCTGCGCTACCTGGGCCTGGACCTGGGCGCTGATGGCTTGCCAATGAGCGGTGTCTTTGCCGAGCAGGAACTGCACAGCGTTGCTCATCGCACCTTCGGTTAGGGCAATGAAAGCCTTGGTGTATTCGGCTCCGCTGATGCGGTTGCCTTCGAACTCGCCCCTGAGATGGACTTTGAAACCCTGCATCAGCTGGTCGAACGTGCCGGTGCCTGCAACCACACCCGTGGTCAGGTCGGCGTTGACCAGCTTGGTCACCGTTGCGTGCAGAGGACCTGTCAGGTCTGGCAGCTGATAGCTTGCCGACGACATGTCTGGCGAGGAAATCGAGAAGTCCGTCCCCGATGTCAGGGCCGTAAAAGCGGCGTTCGCTGCGGTATCAGATGCGGCCATAATCAGGTCTCTTTCAAAGAACCCGCTCTCACTTAAGAGAGCGGGCTTTGTACGCTAGTGTTAGTCGATGCTGCCGGCAGCGGCCTGGGCATTGGCCAGCTGAGCCAGATCATGCGGCGTCAGAGGATACAGGACCTCCATGGCGAACTCCTTAGCGTAGTTGCTCTGGACTTCGTCACGACCCGTGCGGGGATCCTTGATCGTGCGGATGTTGAGGAACCGACGCTCTTCCATCATCGTGTAGATGCAGTAGGGCACATGGAAGCCGTTATCGGTGACTTCACCGAACGGCACGAACTTGCGGACAGTGCCCAGGTACTCGTTGGCCAGGGTGAACACCTCGCCGTGCAGATCCTTCTTCTTTGGATCCATGCAGGTGACCCGGATGCGGACCAGCTTCATCTGCTCGTCGTGGATCGTCTCGCGAAGCGTTTTCTTGCGGGCGTTCGCAGGTTCGCCGGTCAGCGCATTGGTGACCACAGGCTCTTCGACTTCCGCGACTTCTTCGTAGTCCGGCTCATCTTCTTCATCGCTCTCGTCGAGCTTGGCGTTGATGCGCTGACGCAGGGTGTCGATGCCGATGTTGTTGGAGAACTCGATGCCCATCATGCGGGCTCGGTTCATCAGCACTTCTTTTTCGGCAGCGGGATCAAGCTGCACGATCTCCGGAGTGGTGTCTTCAGCGGCAGCCGAAAACACGCCAATAACTGCCGTGTTCTTCTGGTCTTTGTTCTGGTTATCCATTGGTCCTTGGATCCATATTGGAAGAGTGATTTGAGTGATTGCACTGTAGTCAATAAAAAGGGCGAGCCAATAGGCCCGCCCTCTCTATTTCAGAATGCTTTCGCTTTACAGCGGAGCAACGGTCTTGATCAGACCCATGCGCTCAGGACGCTTGATCATGATACCGTAGTACCACTTGATCGAGCTGAAGCCGGTCTCACCGTAGGGATCGTTGCGATCCGCGGTTTCCTTGCCTGGCATCTTGGTCATGACCTCGAACTTCACGGACTTGCCGTCGGTCTGGAAACCGATGGTGGTCCACGAGTCCTCGCCCAGCACCAGCATGGGGTAGACGTTGTACTTGCCGGCAGTGACCCGATAGCCGGGGTTGGTGCTGACAGTGGCGCCTGCACCAGCCCAGTTCAGCATTTCCGGAACCTGGACGATGCGGAACGCATCGACGGTGCCGATTTCGCCGTTCAGGATGGTGCCCGCATCGCCGTAGCGCTGGACCGGAATGAAGGCCCGCTCGTTGTGCAGGTCCTTCATAGCCTTGATCACCGGAACCAGTTCCGAGCCAATGAACATGACCCGGGCAGCCGGCAGGGTCTTGGTGTCCACCAGGCGCGAGCCGGTGACCACCGTGGTCTGCTTGGGCGTGCGGTTGTCCGTCAGGATCTGATCCAGACGCATCAGGTTGGCATAGCTGACGATCGAAGGCGTAGCGCCTTCAGCAGTCACAGTGCCGTTGGTGGTGGCAGCGCCGGCGTAGACGATGACACCGACAGCAGCCAGCAGGTCCTTCTGCAGAACAGCTTCCGTCAGTTGGACGGCGCCGTTCATCAGCTCGGTGGCCAGGTGGCTCATCAGTTCCGAGTCGGTATCGAAGTCCAGGGCTTCCTGGGTGAACTCGGTGTAGAAGCCGAACTTGAAGATCGAGCCTTCACGCTGGACGCGGGTGAAACCGACGCGGTTCACGCGGCCACCGCTTTCAGTCAGGGTCGGCATCTTCGCGGTGATGGTGCCGACGTCCTTGGACGAGCCATAGAGGTTGCCGTTGGTAATCGTAGCGCCGGCAGCATCGATGCCCTGGTCGTTGACGTTGCGGTCGTCGAGCAGAGGAATGTACTCGTAGACCTTGATCGTCTTGCCGTAGTTCTTCGGCATGTTGATCGTCGACGCCAGCGGCATGAAATACTGGTCTTTGCGGGCCGTGATGATGGCCTTCTTCAGTTGGAAGAAGGTCTCCATCTGGGTCGAACCAACGGCATCGATGTCCGACTTGGTGCCGCCGTAGGGGTTGTTGTAGTTCAGCACTGGACTGTGTCCTTAAGCTTTAGCCGGCTACAGCCGGCCATTGAAAGTCTTGAGGAAATCGTCATCCGACATCGAGAGTGGGTTGACGAAGACCTGAGCGGTTGTGGGGGCGGCTCGAGTAGGCGAAGCAGCTCCAGCTGCAGCACCGTTCGAGACGGCAGGCTTGGGTGTCGCAGCCCTGGTCACAACCGGCTCAGGAGCCACCTTGCTTGTCGCCGGGCCGGGCGATGCAGGCGCTTCCGAGGGTGCGTTGCCTTGGTGCTTTTCCACTAGATCGGCGAAGGCTCCAGCTGCAGTCAGCTGATCTCCGACAATCTTGTAGGCTTCCAGAAACGGCTTGCCGGCTGGAATTGTACCCAGGGTCTTCTGGCGAGCCATTTCCTCAGTGATCCGGTCATAGATACCGAACTCACGTTGTCCATGGATTAGCGCCATAGTCTCTGGGTTCTTCCAGAGCACATCCTTGCTGGCTTGATCCCAGTCGCTATTGATGACCTGAAGTGTGGCTTTGCCGTCTGGAGTAGAGCTTACCTCTTCCAGAGCAGTACGAAAGTTCACTTCTTCATCAGTAACCTGGTGATTGCCTTCCAGATATGCTGGCTCAGAGGAGGTATCGATATCCAAAGGATCGATACCACTCTCCTTCAGAAGCTTCTTTATCGCCTCTGGGTTCTTCTTGTCTAGATCAATAAGGAAAGAAAGCTTCCCTTCATCGATGTTGTTGTTCTGCAGCATAGTGATTGTCTTCCGATGAGGAACAAGTTCCTGCATCTTCCGAGTGTAGTTCGCACCCATCTGCATGAGTTGTACGGCTTCGTCCGGAGACTTAAGCTCGATAGTTTTGCCGTTCGCTTTGAACGGGGTCATGATCTGGTTGTAGAAGCCTTCATAGTCCGCAGGGCCAGCCTTAGCTTCAACAGGAGCGACTTCACCTTCCACAACAGCCGGAGCTGCTACAGCTTCGCCTGAACCAGGAAGAGCAGCCACTGGATCGACCAGCGGGTTAGCCTCTACAGGCGCAGCAGCTACTGGCTCCACGACCGCGGGCTCGACAACTGCAGCCGGCTCTTCGGCAACAGGCACCTCAGCCGTCGGCGAGGACATGCTCATGATGTCCTCGTCCGACATCGAGAGGAAGTTTGGCTCTTCTTCCTGGACGCTAGCGGCTTCCGCCGCCAGGTCGCTCACTCAGCACCGCCTTCGATCCGAGCGTCTTCGATCGCTTCCTGGAGCTCGCCCAGCGTGCGCTCAGAGTGCTCACCCATTCGGATAGCGGCCGACAGATAGCGCTTCAGGTGACCTGAAGCTTGGGCCATGGCCAAGGCATCGGCCCGTTCTTCAGCGCCCATGGCAGGGTCACCTGACTGCTGAACAAGACGAGCAGCGTCAGTGGTGCAGAAGCCCTCCAGGATCAGTTTCCGGAAGTCGGAGTTCTGAGCCAGTCTCATAGCCCGCTGACGCACATCAATAAGCGTCTTGGCGTTTTCGAGTTGCTGTTCCAGATTTTCAAGTTCGGTCATTTGTCTAACTGGTCCTTAGACGTTTCAGGATGGGTATTGTTTTTGCTTAACTGCAATCAGTAGAAGGCAGCTTGTTCCGGTATTGCTGGTATTTGCTCAGGCATGTCAACACTTACAGGCGGGCTATATGTAGTGTTGTTGCGGGCTTTCTCTTCAGTGATCTCGTTATAGCCCACCGCCGCTTCGATATTAGGGCGGGTATTCTCTGGCTTAAGAGGCTGAGCCAGGGCTTTGGTGATCACCAAGTCCTGGTTGCCTCGGGCCTGAGCGCCTTGTCTGTCCAGATCACGAGCGTGTTTGGTGCCCGTCTCCGTCTCGACGTAGTCCAGATCAATCTTGTCTTTCTTGGACGCGGTCTCGGCTGTACGGGCTTGGTTCAGAGCCACCTGGCTCTCCAGAACAGCAATCTCCAGTTTGGCCTTCTGCAGCTCCATTTCCTTGAGCTGCTCGGCCATGGGATCAGGCTCGGGCTGGTAGGTCCGCAGCTTGTGAGCCAGGCCAGGCATACGCTTCAGGTCAGCGATCTCAGCCATCAGCATCATGGCCACACCAGGAGGCGCATTGGGACCAATCGTCTGGGTCATCATCGCCAGGTCCTGGGACTTGGCGTTGTCGACCTCCGCGGTGGAGATATCGCAGGACATGTCAAAGTTGCCGGCCAGGTCTTCCCGGTTCACCGTGACGAACTTGTTCTGGACCTCTTGGCCATCCTCGAAGGAGCTAGGAGCGTCTTTTGAACCGTCCTTGAGAGCCGGCGACAGCTGCACAAACTCGGAGTTGGTGACCCGAACGACTTCCTTCTCGGTCAGGAAAGCCGAGTTCATTGAGATGAACTTGTTGCCGACCTCACACATGCCTTGAGCCAGTCGACGAAGGATCGACATCTCCCGCTTAGCGGCAGCGTCCATCACACCCTTGGCGCCGGTAGCCGTGTCGCCATAGGCATTGCCCGACATGCCGCCAGAAAAGGACTTCACGCCCGTAAGTGCTTCAGCCTCCTGGTTCTGCATGTTGAGCATCACCATCGCTGACTGAGGCAGCTCTGGGTACTTGTGCTCGATAAGCCCGCTCTGGGGATTTTGGGTTGGATTGAACTCGTAATCCTCCCCGTTCTCGTATTTACGCTTGTTGAGCGGGTCGAGCAGGCCCTTGGACATGCCCCGCTGAGCGTTGGCAGACCGACCCAGAAGATCGATCATGCCGCGGCTCACAGCGCCCAGAATCTTCTGGTTATCTTCCAGAAGCTCGGCATCGGGCTCACCGAAAGCGTTGCGCTTCACCGGCAGGTAGGGAACCAAAACAAAGGGGATCTTCTGGTCAGGGAACGGGTTGCGCTCCATCCGGATGATGGTGTTGCCGATCCAGGTGCAGACCACAGGCACCAGCACGCCATCGCCGTTGATGTCGCAGAAGCCCCAATACTCGTAGGCCACGACCTTCTTGCGCATCAGGTCCCTGAACTGGGCCTGTTCAGTGATAGCGCTGGCGTGGTCAGTCTGCGTGATCGGGGTACTGGTTTCCCAGTTCACCTGGTTCAGGTTCTTGTAGCGCTCAGGGTTTTTCTTGAGCTCAGCCTGGTTGGTCTCGAACGACAGGATGCCAAACAGCGCCTTGTCGATGTCACCGTTGCAGGTTGGATCCAGGTAGAAGTTCTGAGGGTTGATGATCTCGACCGTGGGTCGGTTCTCGACCACCTTGTCGACCATAACCTCTTGCGTCCCATCCTGGATCGCATAGGTCTGCTGGCCGGACTCGTCGTAGTAGTCGATCGCCGTCTGGATGTTGGCCGGCACCGCATTGTTATAGGTGTGCGGATCGCTGTCACGCAGCTCCAGGGCTTGCTGGAACTGCTGAGCCTGCTCTTCGTCAGCGATCAAGAAGTGCTTGTAGACCGGCACCTTCTTCTTGACCTTCACGACGGTGCGGCACCAGCCGACACGAAGCACCGAGGTGCCTTCGTCCACCGTCGAGCGAACGAAGTCGTCGATAAACTTGACGCGGTTGATCTTGGTTCGGAACTGCCAGTTGAGAACCAGCTCGTTCTGCTTGGCAGCGTCTTCGTCTTCCCAGCTGACTGGGTCGATCTTGTAGAGCTTGTTGGAGCCAAGGAACGGCTCAGACAGTGCTGCATATCGCCACTCCGCCTGGCGACGGATCAGCTTGGGCTGCACACTCGAGCGGCCTTTGATCTTCTTCGGAGCAGCACTGCCCCGAACGAACATCATGTCGTTCCAGCCGTTGATCTTCAACATCTGGGCATCATGAGACGGCTTAGCCATCTCAAAGTCTTCTTTCAGACGCAGAAGAGAAGGCTCAGCCTTCCATGTAGTCAGCTTCACTGCCACCGAAGGGTCCGTAATCAGTTCCATCAGTTGGCATCCAGGAGGCTACGGTCATTGTTAATCTGGGCTCCAAGGAGCCTTAGTTGGTCGTCCCGCCGTCCAAGAGCTTCTTTGAGCTCTCCAACCAGTCCCCTGCCCTCTTCGAGAGATCGGTCGAGTTCGGCTGCATGGCTTGCAACACTTCGGCACTGATCGGATCCGGCTTGGGCTTGAGCGGCGTAAGCTGCAGCTCTTTGGTCTGACAGGCGCAGGCGCTGAGTGCGCTCAGCAGCAAGAGCGGAAGTAGCTTCTTCATAGCGATCCTCGGTCTTACGGAGTTGTTCGTCGATGCGGGTCGTCTCCTGCCGGTGAACAGACTCCTGCTGTTTGATCTTGCCGTTCAGGACCAGGAGAGCATCAGCCCTCTCGCGCTTTTCTTTCTGCCACAGGGCATTTATATTGTTCTCGCCCTGCTTGACGCCCGTAATCACGCACGCACTCATAACAAGTACTAGCGCAAGCGAAGATAGGGCGAACTTGGTCAAAGTCGACTGGTTCGGGATATTCATCACTGGTCTCTCTAACCACAGCGCGAGAGTGGGACGTTGCCGATCCGATGCAGCATCCAGCCGGCAGTGAAGGTCTGGAGCTTCGGGTTCTTCTCGGAGATCATCAGGTAGTAAGCACCTTGCTGGGCATCGAGCGACTTGATGACCAGTTGGCAGGCAGCAACCTTGCCTCGAGCCTTCTGCAGAGCCCGGTAGCTGTCCACTGTTCCAGGACCGACACGACCATCCACAGGAACCAGGGGATACAGCTGTCCCCGCTGGCTCAGGGCATTGAGCGAGCTCTGGAGCCAACGAGAAGGACGGCCTGGTCCTGCATTGACCGCGGAGTCGATCAGCTCTTCAGCCACAGCCGGCGAGAGCTCCAGGAACGGCTCGAACCCCGGCTTGACGATGTAGTTCTTGTGGAAGATCGACAAGGCTCGCTCTTGGGGCAGAGCCCTCATGTCGCCCGTGTAGCCGTCGGCTCGAGCCACAGCCTCGGTGACACCGTGATTGGTAACGCCGCCTGGGTCGTTCTTGTTGTTGACGTAGCCGCCCTCAACAGCCAGCACGCCAGCCAGAATGGCAGCAGCCACTGCGCTGACAACGCTGACCTTCTTATCTTTGGGGGACAGTTGCATAGCCACGGTCAGTCTGCCTTTTTGTCTTGGCGGATCAGCCTGGCAACCAGACCAAGAACGAAGCAGACCGTGGCGATCGTGCTTGCGTAAGGGAGCTTGTCGAGCAGAGCTGGAGGCAGAGCGACGATGCCTTGCTGCAGCAGCTCAGCCACGCCAATGAGCACCAGGCCCAGGGCATTCAGCTGCACAGACCACAGCTTCCAGGCTGACCGCCATCCAGATACCAGGCGATCCTCGACTTTGCTGATCATGCTCAGCTGCCTTTGCTAAAGTAATGGAACACTGCTTCACGGGACGCAGCGATCATTCCGATGAGTGCCCCGCAAGCTACCCAAAGCCATTTGCCGGCTGCGCCAGCGCCAATGACCTTGTGCTTGACGGCAATGAACTCTTCGATCGTTGGCTTAGCAGCCGCAAACGACGACTCTACATTTGCCACCCTACTGTCCAGTTTGGTGATCTTGCCGCTAAGAGCCTCCGTGCTTTCGTACTGCTCTTTGCGAGACTCTCTGGCCTCTTTCATGTCACCAATTATCATAACCAAGCGCTCATCCATGCGAGCGATCTGGACTTCTACAGATTCATTAGACATGTCTTGAGATCTTCTGGCACAGAGTTACGCTTCAATACAGGAGACTTTCCTGCGTATCCTTCGATAGCGCAGTTTAATGACCACATACAACTCAGATATTCGAAACGCTTACACGAGGTTCGCGAAAGTAGACCCGCTGTTCTTGGTCACGCGGACGTTTGATCCGTTGTACTCGATCCAGGCGGTCTGGGCGGTGTTCAGGAAGAGCTTGCCGGCAAGGGTGACGTGGTCGGTGGCGGTAAGCGACCCGGTCAGGGCGATGCCGCTGGTGCCGCCAGTAGCGTTCAGCGTCAGCTTCCCGCCGAGCGTTATCTCTTTATTGATAGAGACGTTGCCGTCGTCAACGTTCAAGCCGTTGCTGATGTTCATCTGTCCGTTCCAGGACAGAACCCCTGTGCCCCGCATCCGCAGTCGATAGGTTGCGCTGACTGCCAGGTCTACGTATGGAGAGGTGACATCAGCATTGTGGGTCAGCCAAGCTGTGTTGGCCCCGTTCAGGTACAGAAACCTGGTGGTGGCCATGTTGACTTCGCCAGCAAACGAGGCGTTGCCGGCGTTGACGTTGAGGCCGTTACTGAGGTTAAGGTTTCCGGTCCAGGTACATTGGCCGGTAGCACGCATCCTCAGCCTGTGAGTCGCACCAACCTGGATGTCGGCGTATGCGCCAGTGACGTCCGTGTTGTGCTCGATCCAGGTGTCGCCAAGGATGTTGCCGAAGAACGGGGTATAGATGCCCGCAGGGTCGCCACCTCGGCCAGCGTTAGTCACTGAGCCATTGAGGTAGATACGCTGGGCGGTCTTCAACTGGATCGCGGCCTGGCCGTTGCTGCTGAAGTCTCCTCGAACGAAGTCGAGGCCGATGCGCCAACCGCCCACGACAACATGGGCCGCATCACAAGGAGCCGTGCCTTCGCTCTTGAGGTAGGTGCCGACCCAGACGCAGGAGCGGGCGCCGGTGTCCACGCTGCGGACAAAGCTGTCCACCTGCCCGATTACCGCAACGTCATTGCCTTGGTCGATGTACTGGCTTTCCCAGCCGGTGGCGTAGGTGCCGGGGGTGGTGAACACGACGTCACCGCCGTACTGCCCGACCGTTGCCGTGTCGAAGAAGTGGAGTTGGCTGTCGAGCGGAACGTAGTTTTGCTGCAGCCTGACAATGTGACCATAGGCATCGCCGCCGCCCGAGTTACGGACGTGTACATAGTCGTTGCCGTGCCAGGTGCGATTGCCATGTGTGACAAACGAATTTGCTGCATAGGCCCTGCTGAGTGGGGGCGTGAAGCTGACGATCTGCGTTGACGCGTCAACGCCTCCCGGGGAGATCGTGATGGTGTCAAACAGGGTGGGCGTGGCGAAGTCATAGATCTTGAGTGTCTGACCGGGCACAAAGCCACTGACGCCGCCCAGGATCTTGATTGCAGTCGCGTTCATGGCTGCGGGATCTTGCAGTCGACCAGAGCGACCCGACCAGCCACCGCAGGGCGTGAACCAAGTGACTTTAGGGATATAGCCGGGCTCGAAGTAACGCTCACTGTGGCCGATGCGGAGGCCGGGCTCTATCCTAAAATAGGCAGGCTCGACCTTGCTCAGGTCGCCCCTGAAGAACCCAGTGATGCCGGTAGTCGTGTACGGTGTGAGCGCCGCGGTGATGGTCGTAAATTTGCCAGGCAGGACGGAGCCATCAGTCAGCCGGATCTTGCCGGGGCCGTAATAGGCCTTCTTCAGATCAGTCAGACCCGTGGTCGTATAGAACGTGCCTTCTGGCAGGTAGATGCGAGCGTAGGGGCTGGCTTCTGTGGTGGTGAATGTCGGCTGATTGTCGAATGAATCGTTGCCGTTGATCGTACCAAAGTCGGAAATGGACTTGATAGCAGCAGTGGCGAACGCCGGCTTGTCAGTGACATCAGCCCAGGACACAGCACCGCCGCCTGTGTAACCCGATGCAACGATCTTGGCCGCAAAGGTAACATTGCTGACATTGGCCAGGGACGCGTCGGCCTTCAGACCAACCGCCGTGGTTAGGGCCTGGATCAGAAGTTCCAGGGCCGCGTCGCCTTGGGCACGAGACAAAGCCTCGCTGTTGATGAGCGCAGTGATGCCGCTTGTGTCCAGGCCTTCCAGGGAGCCAGCAAGATTTTCCAGCTCCACCAGGCGGCTGGTAAAGGCGATGATCTGCTCGGACGTCAGGTCGATGAGAGCGAGTGCGGCCAGGAACCCTGGGACGTTTTCGCCTACACGCTTAACGACCTCGTACTCGTCACCGATCATGCGATCGATAAGAGGAGCCGTGTCGGTTGGATCCCAGAATAGAGGAGCAGAAGCCATACCTAGACCCAACCATTGTTTGCAAAGCGAGTGCTAGCCGCAGACACGTAGGTAGTTACCAAGTCTTGTTCCGCCGCTTCAATGCAAATTGACTCGTATGTCCGAAGATGCTCGGCCCCTTTTGCAGTGTTCTCTTGCGTGTTCATCTGACAGAACACTTTGTAAGCGATGTACGCAGTCAGCGCTCCTGAGAAGAACTCAGGCAACTCCAGCACCTGAGCAGGGGTGGAGACTGAAAGCTTGGGGTGTGCTGCCTGGTAGACCACACCGAGTGGCTGGTCCTCGCTGGGGTGAGGAACCTGCAGGACTGCCGGCAGCGGCGTGAAGACGCTGTTGAAAGCGTTGGGGTCGTTCATTGGGAGCTTGTCGCCGGTGCCGTCATAAACAGACATCGCCTTGATGACGTCGTCAGTGAAGGGCTTGCTCAGATCATTGATGAACCGCGGCAGAGTGTTGCCCACGTCCACGTTCGTCATCGCATAGCGGCTATCCAGCGGATAGTTGGTCCGGTCTGTGCTCTGTTCGACAATGAGCGTGGCTTCCTTCAGCAGGAAGCGAATGTGCAGATGGTTGAGCGCCTCGTTGGCGTGAAGGATCACCGTTGCCTTCTTGGTCTCGGAGATCACACCTCCCTCTGCCATGGCCAGGTTGGAAAGCTCACCAAGTGCGAGTCGACGATACAGTTCAGTGACGTCCATGTGTCTGGCTCACACAATATAAGATGAGAGGGCAGAAGGTGCTTCTCTGACCTCATCATCCCACATTGGATCATGATGAGTTAAGGCTGGTGTCTCAGAAGGCTTCCAAGGCGTTAGATACCCCAACATAGAGATCGCGTCCAAGAAATCATCTTTGCCTTTAATGCCGCTTTGTGTGGCCAGTCTAATCTGACCCAAGGCATAGCCAATAATAGTCGATGCCTTCATTTCCTCAGGGAAGTACATCTTGCCGGCTTTGAACCAGGGAACGACCACGTTGAACCTGGATAGCTTGTCGGTGATCGGCCTGATGCCCGGGTCACCGCTCTTCTCGCTGGAGGCAAAGTTGAACCAGACATTGCGGTTCATCATCTCGAGCTGCAGCAGCTTGATGTAGGCCTGCTGCTGGCCAGTGACCTCGATGCCGACGGCCTGGGGCCGGTAGATCTGAACCAAACGAAACAGATCGTTCCAGGTCTTGTCGATCGTCTGGCGCTCGTGGATCCCGTCGACCCAGAACCAGTCACCCTGGGCGTTGTAGGCCCACACCGAGAGATTGGTGAAGTCGGCCGTCTGCTTCTTGGACGTAGCCAGATCGCTGGTGATGTAGAAGTTGAACGAGCTCTTGTTGGTCAGCAGCTTGGCTCGGCTGTACCACCGGATCTCTGCGTCCTGGACCAGGCGCTCTTCCTCGCTGGTAATGCGAAGCATTAGCTCTTGCAGAAACGAAGACAGCTGGCCGTTCTTCACCGACAGCTCGTACTGCTCCAGGACATAGTCGTAGGTGAAGCGATCAGGCCAGGCCGAGACGAACTCTTCCTTGGGGCACGGGAACTTCTCGCAGACCGGCCAGACGTTGACGTCCCAGGCTCCCGACTCCACGGCCTGGACCAGGATGTCTTCTTTACCGAACGGCGTGCCGTTGAAGATGACCTTGCGCTTGGTTGGGTCGAGGGCGTGGTTGATACCCTTGTAGACCGTGTCCTTGATGGCCAGCATCGCAGCCTGGCTCTTGCTGTCGTCGTCGCTCACCAGGTCGTCGAGCACAGCCAGCTTAGGACGCTTGCCGAAGATCTTCGTACCGCGGATACCCGTTTTCGCGCCGAACATCTTGATGCCCAGCCGATGGCCATCCTTGTTCTGGAACTCGATGTATTTGTCGGTGAACCGGGCTCCCGGCAGCCACTCCTGCAGGAACTCACTGTTATTGTAGCGGAACTCAATGTTCTTGCGCGCCGAGGCGACCCCGTTCTCCATCGAGTCGGAGACGTAGATCATGCCATCAATCTTACCCAAGCCCGGCAAGTAGCCCATGACAGCGATGAACAGGCAGAAATACTCCATGAAGAGCGTGGTCTTAGCGGCTCCTCGGAAGCACAAGTTGGCTATGTAAGAGCCCCCATTAGCCACCTTATCCAGCATGGCAAGGTGGACTGGAGGGGTCTTATGCGACTCCCCAGTCGAACCATTCACCAGCTTAATGAAGTTCATGAACATCAGAGCGAACTCTGAGGGCAGGTATTCCTGGCTGTTTAGGAAGCTGTAGTTGACCTCATCCAGCCATACGTCCAGTTCCTGCTTCTTCAAGGGGGCCTTAAGCGTCATCAGACACCTCGGTGAAGTCGCCTTCAATGAGGGGCAAATCGGCTATCAGTCTGGCTGATGCGCCGCTTTGGATGAGCTGTTGTTGCTGGACAGCCATCTGACGCATGGCTTCTTTCATCTCAGTCAGGCCTGAAGAGTCCTTCAGGTTGATATCGATCTGGGATTTGATGGCTTCAGGTCGCTTGAGATGCGTCAGCAGCGAGTTCGCAGCCTCAGTTCGGACCTTCTCTGACTGGGCAGAGGTCATCAGGTCGTACTGGGTGTTGATGGCTTCCTGGTAGATGTGCTGGTTCAGCACCCAGCTGGGCACCGCGGATTGCTCGAACACCAGGTTGACGAGCTTGCCCTTGTTGTAGGCCGCCACATAAGCAGCGATGTCCTTGGACGATGTGCCCTTGGCCAGCAGGTCGGTGTATCGCTGAGGGAAGGTCTTCGTGTAGGCGATCAGGTTGCTGTCACCCAGGAGCTTGAAGCTCACGTACATGACGGCGCTCAGGTAATCTTCGGTCTTGAACTTCCCGTCTCGCAGCACGGAGGTGTAGTTTAGGAAGTTCTCACGCACCTGATCTGCAATGACAGGGTCGCCTACAGCGTTGTTGATCCTGTCGACCAACTGCTGAGTAATAGAGCTCTTGAGGTTTGCGGGCACGGCCCGCTCCACCAATTCTTTTGTAAGCACTTTGAACCCTTCAGGATGAGTGATATTTCACTTCTGTCCTGGTGGCTTTGTGCTTTGGATGGGTTTGGCAGTCGGGGTCCGTTGGTCGCGGAGCAGCCCCGGCTGCCTTTTCGTTTCAGGCGCCTCTGGCCTGGTCGATAATCTCGTGCTGGATGCAGGTCAGAGAAGCCAAGAGGACCGCAAAGCAGTCCCCTGAGTAGACTTCTCCGCCAATCTCACCGGCAGTCGTTACGACGGACAGGGCCAAAGCCCTGAGGTTGCCGGCCCTTGCCTCTTCCAGCTGCTCCTCCAGGATGGCAATGATGTCCTCGTTCACAGGAGGACGGACCAGGTTGATGACGTTGTCGTTCATTGATCAACCTCGACCTTTTCGTAGTTGGCCTCGAAGAACTCTGGAATGCTGGCGCCAAAACAGCCCTTGCCGAAGATGACCCAGTCACCAGGTTCAGCGGTTAGGCCGGGCCTGATAACCAGTTTATCACCTACGTACTTGGCCTCAGCCATTTCAGGCCGGTAAGACTTCTGTTTTAGAAACCACTTCTCAAACTTGAGGATATCCTCGAGCGCCCATACGCTGGTGATGCCTGGCCAGCGCATGGCCTCGAACGTGCGCTCCGGCGATGCTATCTTGCGGAAGAAGGCCATCAGGCTTCAACCTCGGACACTTCGTTGACCAGGAGCAGCTGCTCCTTCAGAGCGTAGCCCATTAGCGGCCAGATCTTGTTCTTGGCATTCTCGAACGCGATCCGCTCACCAATGTCCTGCTGGTAGTTCTCCAGGCTGGCGCAGGCGCTCTCGCCGGTGACGGTGAATCCGTTCTTGAGAACGATGACGCAGATCGTCAGCAGATGGTGGCTGACGTGATCAGGCTGGTTCGACTTGCAGACCGCATCGCCCACATTGATGTAGTTCACGCAGGCGATGTTCGCATTAAGCGCGTCGAGCGTCACACGAGGAGCAATTGAACGCTCCTTCAGTTCGGCTTCAGTGGGAGGAAAGAGAGAGGTCTGGTTCATATCAGGACGCCTTATGTTGTCGTTGGGTTGGGTCTCAGTTCCCGACTCACGCCGGAAACTTAGCGTTCCGTGTGTGCTCAGGCCTCGGCTGTCAGCAGCTGGGTCCGCTGAAGGAGGATGCTCCGGTAGACCTGCATGGCTGAGTGCTGGGCACCGAGCAGGTCCTGGCGGGTCATGGACAGAGCCCTAAAGCCAGCCGAACCAAGGAAATTACCAAGGGCAGTGAACCTGGTGCTCAGGTCATGGAGCTCGTCTTGCAGCCGGCTAAGGGGCGTCGACACGTCGGACACCTTCTCAGGCGTGACCGCCTTCGCGCCCTGTTGGACCTGGTAATCCATCCACCGCCAGCCTGCCCCCACAATAGGGAGACCCAGATTGGGTCGGTAATCCGCGTCCAGGATCAAGTTCGCTTCTCGGCCCCTACCAAACACTTCGACCGTCAGAGTGTTCTTGTCGATCACCTCCGTAACAATCGCAGGCATTTCCCGGTGCGGATCCAGGGAATGAACGTGCGTTCCTCTAACCAATACAGTCCGCCCCACTGTCGGTACGATAGGGTTCTCTCTATGGCTCATCTGTTTTACCTATCAGGATGGCGTCTCGACTTGGACGCTTTACAGATTAGCCTCTAGGTCCTATATCGCTTTTGCGCAAGTACCCGTACTACCCGACAGATCCGATTCCTTAGGAATAAAACGGATCAGACCCGGCTATTGTCTAAACCCCTACTACGTAGGGGGTTTAGGACCAGGGTAATAATGGGAACTCCCCCAATATAACTAGAGTGTTTACTCAGCGGCTCTATTAGCCCAACACTGATCTCGACCTGTGCGGTCGGCGTAAGTGATGCTTGTTAGTCATGACCCCAGCGAGCGGTGGGGATATAACACTCGCAGTAGATAGATCAGGGTCGTTCCTCCTGCCCTGGATGCCCTACATGGAAAAGCCCCAACCGGAATGAGCCGGATGGGGCTTTTCTTTTTGGGCAATGACCAGAGAGACATTCCCCTAAGTTACCTCTATAAGGCTTCCGTCTCTCGCGAGCGGGACCAGCGCTACCCCCCTCTCTTCAGGATGGTTTGGGGTAAATCGCTGGTAGGGAGCCCACGGCCTCGTTCTCTATAAGAGTCGGGGGAACCAGCAGAACGCACAATGACATTCGGGGTTCTTTACCTGTCCCCCGGGAAGCTCTGTGTGTTCTGTCTGGTTCCTCCTATTTTATACACCCCTGCAGAGAACCCGGGTGGCTCTACGGACCCAAGGTAGCTCTCGCAATAGAAGGCGCCCAATATGGGCTTCTCTAATAGGTAGAAGAATCGCTCTGCCTTTTACGGGTCAGCAACCTGTCAACCGCCAGGTAATTATCCACCACCAGGTCGATCCAAGAGTCCCGTATGGGCAGGCTATCTCTGTAGCCCAGGGGAGTGAGCCCTAACTTGGTTCCCCCATCGATCCTCTCGACCCAGCCAATCTGAACCAGCTGATTGACCTTCCGACGGACAGTCTCCCGCGGAATACCCGTGGCTCGAGCTATGAACTGGATGCTGACAGGCAGCATGGGGATCGGACCGATCTCATCAGCTGGGGAACCAGCCGATCTCCCCTTAGATTGCAGGGGTTCTCCCCCCATCCTGATAATGAGCACCGACAGGACAAACATGGTGTCCATGTCACCTACGCTTAAGCGACGGCTAAGGGCCATATGACGGATTAACTGTCCGCCAAGAGACCGCTTCAACTCAAAGGAGTGCTCCTCAACATTGGGTCGCAGACGCTTAGATAGAGTATTCATCGAACATCGGTATAACTAACACTGCCAGTTGAGCTGGTTAAGCTTCCTCAAACTTATATCTCAACATGCGCAATGCGGCTCATTTTTATATGATGAACGGTTGATCTGTACATTTATATCGAGCGCGTAACTTTTCCCGTCACAGGGGAAAAGCTGTTGGTGAGCGCTAGTTTAGCGATCGCAGTGCGCAGAAAAGTGTTTGTTGTGTGCTGGCTCGAACAGCCGCAGTACAAGAAAACCGTTAGCTGTGTGCTGTAGCAGTACACTGGGGGCTATGCCCCCCTAACACTAACACTACCCCCCCGGGGTCTTAACACTAACACAAATCAACCCACCCCCCATAAACTAAGCCGCTTACGCGGCTATGGAGAACTCTCACCCATATACATGGAGAACTACAATGGCTAACGCCCGCGTTACTGCTGCTGCACTACTCTCGACCGTCAATGAGGTCGCATCTACCGCTACATCACTCATCGGTGCTGTCGGTACTGGCGCAAAGATGCTCAACTCTTTCGCTGACAATGCGCACTGGGAGCAAACCCAGACCATCGAAGCCAATAAGAATGGCTTCAAAGCTGAGCTCAGCTCCAGCGTTGCTATGCGTATCATCAAGGCTGAGGACACTCTTAGTGAGTATATCTCTAAGAATCCTACCAGGGCTGATCGTATCCAAGAAATCGTCGATTCCCTCAACAAGTCCCCCGCTTAGGCGGGGGACTATCCCTTGCCTAAAGACAGTCCACGCACTGTCAGGTAAACACACCTGCTCACCATCCACTGGTGTACAGCTCAACCTATCCTCAACTCATGTCTACTGGAGTAGACCTCATGAGCTACGACTACGAACTATCTTGCCAAGAGCGTAATGTTGCGTTCTACAAACGCGGATCTAAAAGACGCTCCGAAGTGCCCATCCTCGACAAGCTCACTCGCCTTCCTAATGGTGAAAGCCGAGGCCAGTACTCCATCGAGTTCTCACGGAACGACAATGATCGGGCTACCCCGAAGAAGTCCGTGACTCGTCTCCTAATGGGCGATCCAAAACCCGGTCGCACACCCTGGGCAACTGCCTAACAACAATCCCAAAGGGATCATCCTGATGTCTCGTCTCGCATCCATCATGCTCTCGACCTACGTCGCCCTGTTCCTGACTGGCTTCGCCTGGGTCAGCTACAAAGCGTCCTCCACCATCGAGCCTAAATACGAAATGCTGGTCTACAGCTTCGGCATGCTTGCTTTCGGCGTTGCCTGCCTGCTGTTCGCCAATGCCATCGTCCTCGGGACGATCACCATCATCCGTCACGGCTTTAGCATCCGTCGCTAGACGCTCGACTCCGAGCCAAAGCTAAGCCACACCATTCCCCATACGAGGGCCTAAGCCCCGTCATCCTGAAGGAATACCCACATGTCTCATCTGATTGAGAATACGAACCAATACAGCTTCGGACCCTGCACCAAGAAGGTGCTGATCACCTTCGAAGTGGCTCTGGACATGGTCCCTGGCTGGGGCGATTGCCCCGAAGACCACATTCAGCTGGCCTTCAAAAACAACCCCTACATCTGCAAGGTCATCAAGACCGAGGATGCGCCCAAGGACCTGGTTCAAGAAGCCGCCTAAGTCTGCCCAAGAGAGCCAAAGGCTCCACATCCTGAAGGACTACCCAATGCACATCTCGATCGAGACTGTGACCTACATCCTGTTGGTCGCTTGCTGCGTCATTCCACCCTTCATGAGTGGGATGCTGTTCTTCTCCGCTCTCAGTGCCGGCCGTGCCCATAAGGCGACTCGCTACGTGTCCCTGGGCATGGCAGCGGGCCTGATCATTATCTGGCTGCCGGTCCTTTCGGCTATGCCGGTGATCACCCAGCGCATCCTGGTTGCCTAACCCTGTGGGCACACCACGGATGAAGCGCCTCACCTATGCCGGCATCGGGTCTCGCAAGACGCCCGATGCCATTCTCTCCACCATCACCTATCTGTCTCAAGCTCTGTCTGATCGTGGATGGCTTCTACGATCAGGCCATGCTCGAGGGGCCGATACAGCGTTTGAACATGGAGCCAGGAACAAGAAGATCTTTCTTCCCTGGTCCGGATTTAACAACGCAATCACCTGCCCTATCCAAGGCTATCGCGTCATCAAGCCCACTGAGCTCATGGAAGACATCGCTCGTAAGCACCATCCCAACTGGGGTGCGTGCTTGAGGGATGCTCGTCTCCTCCATATGCGAAACGTCTGCCAGGTCCTCGGTGAGGACTGCAAAACACCAGCTGACATGGTCGTCTGCTGGACACCCAACGGCAGTGGATCTGGTGGAACTGGTCAAGCGATACGCATAGCTGCCAGCCACAACATCCCTGTCTTCGACCTCGCCATAAGCGAGGACTGGGACGCTCTCCAGAACTTCGTCGAGAAGTTGGAAACGACTCCACCACCTCTAAGCGAAGGGGTCGCCTAATGCCCAATTTCCTTAAACATCAGGAAGTCCGCGGACGTTGGCAGCTCCACGGATCCACTCAATCCGGGAGCTCCGACAAAGACGGAGCTAACTCGGGATCGCATAAACGGTGCTCATGTCTCTACATGAGCACCAACAAGAACCACTGCTACCGGGAGGAATTCCGTCCTGGAGCAGCCAGGTTCTTCAAGCGCAAAGCCGGCAAAGACCGTCGTAGACAAATGCAGCACGCCATTGCTGCAATGATCAACCAGCACTTCCTAGACATTGAAGATGACTGCTGGGAAGAGCAGCTGGCTGAGCACGACTACGGCTGGGATTACATCGACGAAGATTGGGATCGCTACAACGAGCCCGAAGAAGAAACTGAAGACGACTATGTCGATGACTACCGGCAAAAAGACTACGACGACTATTATGATCGTGAATACGTCTACCTCTGAGCTAAGGGCCGCTTACGCGGCTTTCGTGAGTTTCTCGCCCCATTACCCAACGCCGAAAATCGGCATCATCCTGAAGGAACTACCACCATGTCCGCCATCAACCTCTCGGCCCTGAAGAACCTCGGCACCCAAGCCACGACCACCAACAACAGCGACAAGCCCAAGGCCAAGTTCTGGCTCAACATTGGCTATGTCTCGGACGTCAAGGACGAAGACGGCACCTTCCGCTTCGTCAGCCTGCCCATGGGCATTCCCCTGGACACCATGGACGCAGTGAAGACCCGCTCCAGCAATCCCGACTACGCCATGTTCCAAGCAGCTCGCAATGACCTGCTGACCCAGATCCTGGAAGCAGCCGAAGGCCTGGCACCTGGCCAGGACTATGTCATCAACGCCGAAGGCGGAATGGCTATCCAGATCCGACGCATCCTGGATGAAGTCGCAGCTCCCAAGACCGACGAGTCGAACCACTACGCTCGTCCCAAGCTGTTCGCTGTCGGCTAAGCGAACTCAACATCCCTCTAAAGACGAACCTCAGAGCTATTGCTCTGAGGTTCGTTTTAGCTCTACTGATAGTCCAACTGGCGATAGACCAAGTTCCGACTATTCCGACTTTTGAGCCAATTCTGGCGATAATCACCTAAAGGCTATTACCTATGAGAAATGGCATCGCAATCGCCGCATTCATCTGGGGCTTGATTGCTATTTGGAACATCGGAACTCTCAGACCAGGCCAGACTATCAGACCCCAAAAGGCATTGGTTGGTTTGGTATATTTTATCTTGGTGGGCGGCAGCGTTGGGTTCCTAAGCCATGGCTTCTAAGCCCGAAGCGCTGACCTTCAGCGACGTCACGAATGTGCTGTCTCATCGCATCACCATTGCCAGCTGCACCGACAGCTGGGGACACAGGATCAAGCTCACCTTCACGCCGCATACACACTGCTTCCGCACGTGCATCGAGGGACAAATAGACAACGTCTACAGCCTGTTCGGCACCCAAATGGCTATCGATCGCTACAACGAGCTGATCGGAGCCAACTGATGAACCTCAACCAAAATCTCCTCGAGCCAGGCGTGGCCCACATGCCTGATGAAGAATGGCCGGCTCTGGCCTCCATAGCGATCAGCCTCAAGCGGATCGCTGACACCCTGGACGGCACTGCTGCCGGCCTGAACATCGCTGAAACCATCTTCGGTCGCTCGATCGAGGAAGGCATACGAGCTCACTCTCGCTGAGTTACCACTAAGCCTACCCACAACGACCGCTTAAGCGGCGTCATCCTGAAAGATAGCTATGCAAAATCCTGATATGGACGCCTTCGCCTTTGGCGAAGAAGCGGCCTGCTATCTGCCTGTGTCCACGATACAAGGCGGTCCTAAACTGATCGCTCTGATCGGACAGTCCAACGCCGGCGGCTTCACCAACAACGGACCTGCTCCGTACACACCGACGGCTCAGGTCCAGATCCTGGTCGGAGATCAATTCGAAACCATGACGCCTGGCGTGAACACCGGCATCCCAAACAGCCCTCTGATGTGGGGACCGGAGGTTGGCATTGCGATTGAGTGGACCCAGAACTCCTCTGAGATCCTCTACATAGTCAAAGCGACCAGGGGCGAAACCGGCCTAGCCGCGGATCCAGACAAAACAGACTGGTCTCCCTTGAGCCAAGACGAAACCTTTTCCAGGTCACTGGAAAAGGTATCTGTGGCTGAAGGCCTCAGCGGACTGAGCCTGTCGCACACCTTCATTGTGCAAGGCGAAGCCGACGCCATGAACGAAGCAGGCGCCAATAGCTACGCCACCAACCTGCAGCTGCTGTTGGATGCGTGGCCTGGCGATGAGACGATCAGCGTCACTGATGACGGCTTTGCCTGGTCAGACCAGGTGATCCAGGCTCAACGACAGCACGATCACATCGAGATCGAGCACACCTTCGCACCTGACAACATCCACTATGACGCAGTCACCCAGCTGGCCATTGGCCAGGCTTTTGGTGACGTGCTGTTCGGCATCTAGGACAGAACCACATGAGCCCGTTTGGGGATGACGATGAGCCATGCCGGCTATGCGGAGCTGTCGAAGGAACATCTGACTACGGAACCGTAGGCGATGGCTTCGACGGATTGTGCCCTAGCTGCGCTGATGCAGCTGAGCCAGAAGAGGACGAAGACGAGTGAATCTATATTTCATCAGCACCTCCCCTAAAGAGGAATACGAGCGAGATCTGTTCGTATGGGCAGAAACCGCAGTTCAAGCCAAAGAGCTGCGACTCAAGCACTACGACATGGATTGCGTCGACGTTGAACCGGAAAAAGAAGAACCTCAGGTTTTTGTCGTACCCATCAAACCACCAACCCAAGCCCAAGCCCAAGCCTTAGGTTGGCATCTGGACGTCAGGTCGACCGACCAGTAGGAATGTAAGACACAACTTTAAGAGGGTACTGTCGTGAAGAACCTGCTGATGATCGTAGCTGGATCCATGCTGCTAGCCGGCTGCACTGGTTGGGTAAACGACGACGGTAGCCCTATGACGGTCAATGACCTCAACACGGCGCTATCAGGAACAGCCACCATCACACAGCAGATGAGCCGAGACAGCATCGCTATCATGAACCAGTCAACACAGTATCAGCCTGTTGAAGTTCAACAGATCAAACAATATGATGGAACAACCTGGGTCTACTGCCGTGGAGTGACCGACCAACTCTACCACTGCAGGACCTATTAGGAGGCTTTATGGTCAACATCCACTGGTACACAGGCGTCTCGTTCCACCAAGACGGAAGCGTACGCTGGTATGACGAGGCTCAACTAAATAACTGTGCTTCTGGTTCTGAAACTCTAGCCGCACTTGGATATCTGGAGACCCTTGCAGATCGCGAAGAAGCGAAAGTAGCTGCTGCTTTAGAAGCGATGAATGTACAAGACGACCTCACTGAAGAATCCGTCTAATGAACAAGGCCCGCTTCAAGTACATACCCAGCGAGGGCTTCTATTACGAATACGGCGGTTGGGTTGTGTCTAAATACAAGACCATAGAAATATGGTGCGGACCTTTCCTATCCATTGATGAAGCTCAACTAAGCAGATCAACTATGTATGCTCGTAGCCGCTGACGCGGCTGTTTGGTGCTTGCTAAGTGCCTACACAAGCCACCCTCGATAGCCATCGAGAGTGGCTTTTTCTTTGGCTATTCCTCTATCTGTATGGAGAGAACGATGCTTGCTCTCGCTATGAACGACCCTCAAGCCGATCGTATAGCCCATCAAATTCAGCTGGAGCTGCTGTTCAACAAGAACCAAACCCTGCCAAGGATCCGTAAGGAGTTCGAAACCTGCAAAGAGTTCGACTTTGGCGCCCATATGATTGAACACGGAGTCCCTCTGCCATTCGGGTTCGATGTCCTGGCTCAGATGGCTCTGCACAAGCGGACCACTCTGCCGACCCTGATCGGCATCCTGAGGCACCATTTCAACGACAGCCAGCTGACCGCGGACATGCTCTGGAAGGCTGTCGAAGCTGACCTCCTGGACTGGGCTACAGACCTGCGGATCTGCGTCGTCAGGTACACCATCTCCGATGACCTGCAGCGTGAGCTGGACATGTTCCAGTATCCTCTGCCCATGGTCGTTGAGCCCAAGACCATCACCACCAACAGCGAGACCGGCTATCTGATGTCCGGTGGCTCGGTGATCCTGAAGAAGAACCACCACGATGATGACGTGTGTATCGACCACCTGAATCGAGCCAACAGGATCAAATTCTCGGTGGACCTGGACACCGCCACCATGGTCAAGAACCAATGGAAGAACCTGGACAAGCCTAAGTCAGGCGAGACCAGAGAGGACTTCGAGAAGCGAAAGCGTGCCTTTGATAAATACGATCGCACCGCTCACGAGGTCATCGCCCTCCTGATCCAGGAAGGGAATGAGTTCTACCTCACCCACAAGTACGACAAACGCGGTCGTACATACTGCCAGGGCTACCACGTATCGTACCAGGCAGCCCCGTGGAACAAAGCCTGCGTGATGCTGGCCGACAAGGAGTACATCGATTGACCAAAAAGCTAACCACTGACGCTGCCTACGTCCTCGGCGAAGAGGCGTTCCGGGCTGGCTTCAAAGCCGGCTGGGGGAGCGCTAAAGCCGAGCGCATCTACTCAGAGGAAGAAGAAGAAGACAGCTCCTGGGGTTACTACGAGCCTAGCGAGGACGTGAAGGCCTTAATCGATGGATAAGCGAGAGCTCGGACTCACGATCGCTGACGAAGGTGGCTGGGAAGAGTTCCACCAGAAGCGCCACAACTACACCATGTACGACTACCACAAGGCTCGCCGGCTTAAGCTGGAAGCCGAGTACCGTAGGAGGTTCTGCTGACCCAACGCACCGTAACCTGGACTATCGACATCTTTGATTCCAAAGATCCCTTAGATGCGGCTGTCAAGGCTTTTGCTGTCATGAAGAGAATAGACCTGAGCGATCCGTGCTCGGCATCCGTATTTGAAGTGGACGGCTGCGAAGTCGACCTATCGGGCATAGGGGACTAAAAGTGCCCAACACGATCATCAGCATCGGCTATCTCGGATGCATGAGGTGCTACCTCAATGTTCCGCGGGAAGAAGCCATACGGCGCTACATGGAATCTGAAGATCAAGAAGAAGCCCCTGATCCAAGCAGGATCCAGGAGGTTCAAGTGGGGGACGAATGGTCCTCGTGTGACGGAGCCTGGTAAACATGACCAACACCCTGAGCAAACAAGCTGAAGAGCTGATCACCGCATTCGAAGAAGCTGCCCAGACTCATGGCTGGCAGCAGGACCAGGGCTACAATCCGGCTTATGTCATCCAAGCCAGGTTGGACTTTGAGGAAACTGGCAAGGCTCTTCGAGCGTACATCGCAGCGCTAGAAGCCAACCATAATGAGGGCCTCTAGATGGGATACCGCAGCCAAGTCAGGTCCTTGATCTATGGACCCAAAGAGAAGCTCGATGAGTTTCTCCTACTTCACACAACGATCCTCGGATCAGAAGTGTTCAGGTATTTTAAAGATTCCCTGTCGAGATACACAGTCAAGGCCGACATTTACTTAAAGGAACAAAAGAGTTCAGAAGAAATACTAATCCATGTTCTCGACCTAAGTGGCTATAGCTGGAAATGGTATGAAAGCTACGAAGACGTTCAAGCTTGGGAAAATCTGATCTATGAGGCCCAAGAGTTCGGATTAAACACCGAGTTTATTCGTATTGGCGAAGATGATACCGACATCGTCTGTAGAACAAATGACGATAATCTGGGCCTACTGGGTATCTCGCGAAGCATATGCGACGACTTTACAAAAGAAAGCGACGTTGAGCTCAACATCTAGAGCCCAATAACCCAACACAGTCTGGCGCAATACGCAGGGCTCCATCACTCGATGGGGCCTTTTTCTTTGGCTCATACTTTGGAGACTGCACCATGGCTTTCGAAACCTTCACCGGCCGCGAATATCTCAAGATCGACATCGCTAGCAACTTCGGCCTCGACAAGAAGACCTGGGCTGAACGTCTCTCTTGGTTCGACCAGCACGAGCTGGGGCTGGAAGACATGATCCAGCAGGCCAAGGAACCTGCCCTTTATTACGCCGGCGTCAAAGCCTGGCGTGATGTCCAGAAGGGCAAGCCCATCGGCTACATGATCAGCCTGGATGGCACGGCTTCGGGCCTGCAGCTGCTCGCTGCTCTCACTGGCGATCGTCTGGCTGCCCAGCTGTGCAATGTCGTCGACACCGGGAATCGTGAGAACGCCTATTGGGGCATCTATCAAGAGATGCTGAACCGCACAGGCGGAACCGCCAATGTGACCGCGGAGCAGACAAAAATGGCAGTGATGACTGCCCTCTATGGTTCCACCGCAATGCCAAGAAAAGTGTTCGGTGAAGGGGCTCTGCTCGACACCTTCTACCAAACCATGACCGACCTGGCTCCAGGAGCCTGGGAGCTCAACGAAGCGTTCCTGACCATGTGGAACCCCGATGCCCTGAGCCATGACTGGATCCTTCCGGACAACTTCCACGTCCACGTCAAGGTCATGAGCCGGGTGGTCGATACCGTCCATTTTATGGACGTGCCCTATGAGGTTCCTTACAAGGTCAACGCACCTACCGAAGGTGGCCGGTCACTCGGCGCCAATACCATTCACTCAGTCGACGGGATGATCGTCCGTGAAATGTCCAGACGATGTGATTACGACCCTGCTCAAATCGCTAACGTCCGAGCAGCTCTCAGCAGCCACGGAGCTGCTTCTGACCGACGGATCGATCGTCCTAAAGACATCCTTCTCGGAAAGCTGTGGGATCACTATCGAGCCAGCGGATATCTATCTGCCCGCATCCTTGACGTCATCGACGAACAGAACGTCGGACTGATCGATGCTGATGTGGTCCTGGAGCTCATCAACAGTCTGCCTGAGAAGCCGTTCAAGGTCATCTCGGTCCATGACTGCTTCAGGTGCTTGCCCCACTACGGCAATGACCTGCGCCGGCAGTACGTAAACCAACTGTCTTCGATCGCTAAGTCTGACCTGCTGTCATATTTGGTATCTCAAATAGTTGGCAGAGCTATTACCGTGAGTAAGATTGATGAAACGCTCTGGAAAATTATTCCAGAAGCAAATTACGCACTTAGCTGAGGATGTTCTCAAGTGCCCCGCAAAGCAATACAACTCCCCAGCAGGGAATACCTTGTATCAGCGTTCCGCTACGAGCCCTTGACAGGAGGGCTTACCTGGAAAACGCGGCCAACAAGTCATTTTAAAGAAACTGGGTATAGGTCAGCTGAACACACCGCAAACCTATGGAATAATCGCTACGCTCTAACAACCGCCGGCAGGCTGACAAACGACGGTTATCTTAGAGTGTGCCTAGACGGGGTAAAATATTTGGTACATCGGATCATATATAAAATGATCCATGGTGTTGACCCAGACAACGTGGATCACGACAACGGAAATAAAACCGAAAACACGCCTGACAATGTCATAAGCAAAACCGTGTCAGGTAACATGCAGAATAAACGCAAGTACATAAACAATCTAAGCGGCTGCTCTGGCGTTACATGGGCGGAAAATTGTAATAAGTGGCGAGCAACCCTAAACGTGAACAAGGTGGCGGTTCCACTAGGTTACTTCTGCCTCCTCGAAGACGCAGTAGCTGCTCGCAAAAACGCCGAAGCGAAGTACGGCTTCACAGCTCGCCATGGGACCTGACAATCTGCAGCTCCAGCTGATCGCCAAAAGCGACATGCTTAGTTACCTGGTCTCGCAGATTGTTCAACGTCCTGTTGGTGTCGGCAAAGTGGACCCAAGCCTCTATCAAGACATTGCTCAGGCTAACTACGCATTGTCTTAGACTCCCACAAACTTGTAACTAACAAAGTTCTTCGTTTAAGAGGGAGTCAGTGTCTGCTATCCAGCAGATACTGGCTCTCTTTCTTTTAAGAAGAACGGATAGTATGCGCTATCAGCTAGCCTACCGGGCTTCAGACAGGAACGTAGTCGTCCAGGAATACGGTGAGAGTATTCCCGAGACCTACACCAAAATCAGCGACTTCTATCATGACGGCGGTGGTGCTGACATGATCAGCAGTTACGCACTTAGTCATGTGCTGTTCCACGAAGTGCAAGAGGTTCTCTACAAGCTTGGAGAACAGAATATGCAAGCCGTCACCATCACCCGAGACACGGGTGGGGGGGTGCCTGCTGGCTTCATCTTTCTCACTGACAGCGACGGCGCGATCCTGACGGACGACGACGGCGCATATCTGATGGAGGCCGCATAATGCTCGCTCCTCGTCTGATTACCGCCTCAAACTACAACGCCGACAAGGTCCGTCGTTGGGCGCAATCCTTTGATGGCTTGCAGCTACCTGCGGCGACGATGGCCTCTCCACCCACTTGCTCAGTCAGTGCTGGGGCTACCAGCGTTGTCGACGGAACAAAAAGCGGAGGGGCCGTTACCTACCTCTGGAATAGCCCGCTGATCAATGTTGCAGGAGCGCCGCTAACCGCAGACAGTCAAGGCGGCGAGGGAAAGCATATCACAGGCATTGACGGGACGAAGACTGGCGGGAACTGCCCGTTTCGCGTTCGCTTCCTTACGGACGCTCCAGCATTTGAGGCGTGCGTCTATGAGGGTCAGTCCTCACGCATGGGTCTGATGGTCGATGGTGAGTTGGCGTATGACGATTATAAATACGCTCCCATCGCCTTTAATAATTTTCGATATCTCCAATTCAATTTTGGAAGCAATACTGATGCTTTTGGCTACGCTAGCGAAGCTCCGACCGTGGTATCTGGTGGCTCCTCCCACGCAATCGGGGACATAGTCACGCTCATACCGTCTGGCGTGACCGGTACTGGGCTGACGGTCAGGGTGCGAGCGGTCACCGGAGGCGTGGTCACGGCGGTAACGCCCCTAGATCGCGGCGCAATGAACTCAAACCCGCTCGGCCTCACTCAATTACAGACAGCAACAACCGGGTCGGGAACTGGCCTTCAGCTGACGTTCCCAGCGTATGAGAACTACGGAACAACGCGCAATATGCGGCGCGTTGAACTCGTATGGCATGGAGGTCTTGAGCTTAGGGGTCTAGTCCTACCTACCGGATACAAAATCTATGAAGATCCAATCCCGGTTGATATGCCGAAAATATGCGTCATAGGCGACAGCATACAGGCTGGAACTTATCTCGGCTATGCAGGCGGACATATCGGCCTGCGGATCGCGCAAATGCTCGGCCTGTGTGATCAAGCGCTCATTACTGCGCAAGGCTCCACGGGGTGGAATGTTACAGTTAGTAACGCTGCTGCCTGGAGTCACCCAAACCGGGTGCAAGATTTCATTGATGCGGAAGCAGATATTTATCTGTTTATAGGCTCGCAGAACGACACCTCTGGCACCACCTTGACGAACAAGGTGGCCGACACCCTGAATGCGATCCGAGCCGCGAGGCCCAGCGCATACATTGTGGGCATCGGCCCTGTCGTGGGTAGCAGCGCCGGGGTCATTACCCTCTCGCAGAGCATTCAGGCAGGTTTCCTCGCCGCAGACGGGCAGGATCGAACGAGGTATATCGAGAACGTCTCGGAGAATTGGTTGCCGACCGGGACTAATTGGCTGGCCGTTGGCGACGGCAATCACATGCACCAGTTCGGCCAAGACCAATGGGCAAAAATGGCCGCCTCAAGGGTTGCCGATACGCTTCTCGACATGGTCGCCTAGACCCCCTCACCCCAGTATATTTTGTGGGGGTGCATCCGGCATCCCCTCACCCACACAGAACCAAATACCAGTACGAATCTGCGACAAGTTTAAGTAAGGCCGAAGGTTAAATAATGCCTGACCTTAATGAAGTGCTTATCGAATACGCCACAGATCGTCAGAGAGTCTACCTACAAGCTGTAAGGGAACACGGTTCCCATAGAAAAGCCGCCAAACATCTTGGCGTACACAACTCAGCAGTAGATCATGCCATTGCAGGAGCTCGAGCCAGACGAGACGCTGCTATCCGCGGAACCAATAGAAAGAACACCTCAGTCGCCGGCAAGACAGCCAGGTTCATCCTGACTTCAGCCCAAGACAATACCAGCGTGTTCCTGCCCTTCTGGCACAACCTCCAAGCCTACGCCCACGACATTGGTGCCCAGGTCATCGTCGGAGGCTTCACCTACCAAAAGGGCCTGTTCGAGGACCACGCAGCCAGGTCCGCTGTCTTCGCTAGCGAAGTCCAGCCCTTCATGCGCCACGATCGAGTCCAGCTGGGTCCTGACATCGTGTTCTGCGCTGAGATGAACACTTTGCCGACCGCGGTGAGGCCTCTCTCCGGCCTGGACACCTACACCCAAGGAGCCTGGGGCGTGTTCCCCCACGCCAAGGTCCAACTGGTCTCAGTACCAAACCACTTCACTCGTCACCCAGCCATGCTGATGACCACAGGCGCCTGTACGGTGCCCAACTACGTGGCCAAGAAAGCCGGACTCAAAGCCGAGTTCCATCATGTCTTCGGAGCCACGATCGTCGAGGTCACACCCGATGGCGTGGTGTTCTGCAGGCAGATCAGCGGCACTGAAGATGGATCGTTCCAGGATCTAGACGCCCAGACTAACGCCGGCGTCGTCACCAGAGGCCATCGTGTCGAGGCCATCACCCCTGGCGACGTTCACATCGAGAAAGTGGATCCAGTCGTCACCAAGGTCATCTGGGGCGTCGACGCTGACAGCATGGAGAAGGTTACTGATGGTCTCATCGACCATCTGCAGCCCAAATACCAATTCATCCACGACTTGATCGACTTTGCGGACCGCAATCACCATCGCAGAGGCGACCATCTTTTCCGCTTTCAGACGCTTATGTCGACTGGAGGATCCATACAGAAGGCCTTCATCAAGGGCTCAAGGTTCCTGAGAGCCATATCAAGAGACTTCTGTGAGACAGCAGTCATCCCTTCAAACCACAACGATGCGTTTCCTCGCTGGCTCAGAGAAGCTGATCCTCGCCTAGATGAGGTAAATGCTCGTCTTTGGTTCCAGGCTAACGACGCTCTCTACGGAGCTGTCGAAGAAGGCAACTCAGGCTTCGATGTCGTTCAATGGGCTTTGGCGCAACATGATGCTGCCGGCCTGAAAGACATCGCCTTCCCGCCCCGGGAAGCCTCGTTCCTGATCTGCCGGGACACCAGCCCGATCGAGAACATCTACCACGGCGACAAAGGTCCCAACGGAGCCAGGGGATCTTCCATGGCTCTGACCAAAGTCGCCATGAAAATGAACAAAGCCCACGACCACACAGCTGGCATCCTGGACGGTGTATTCTCTGCTGGTCTCTGCGGTCTTATGAACCAAGGATACAATGCAGACAGCCCTTCGAGCTGGTCTCACTCTTTGATTTGTACCTATCCAAATTCCAAGAGAAGCATTATCACCATTCGCGGACCGCTTTACCGAGGCTAAGGATCAAACTGTGTATTATCAAATGGCCTTTAGGCCTTCAGATAGAAGCATAGTCATTCAGGAGCACGGTGATGTGCTTCCTGAAGGCCACACAAACATCAGTTCATTCTATCATGATGGACCTGGTACGGACGCCTTCGACCGCAACTCTCTGAACCACGTGCTTTACCATGAGGTCCAGGATGCTCTGTACCGTCTTGGCCACCAGGACATGCACAGGTTCACCATCGCCCTAAGTACGGGTGGGGGGGGCAACATCTGGACCACCAACGGCCAGCCTTGGGTTTTTAGCACCCAGCGCGCCATCAGCCCCGCGAGGCCGCAATGACTCTGAACACCGCCATCGCGGCAGACCGCGTCTATATGCGCGAGCAATTGAATGTCGGCATCCCGAAGCGCACGAGCGCACCTCAAGCCTCCGATGGCCGCTGCGCTGTTCTCACGCCGGTGGGGAACTTCAACAACCGCACGTACCAGAGGGTGATGACGGCCGAAGCGCCGTTTTCAGCCGTGCGCGTGCTGGTTGGAAATGCTGACCCCGCCAACGCCGCCTTGATCTCTGCGGGCGGCGTTGGCGTGACGGGCGCATCGGCGGATATCAACCCCTCGACCGGCGTCATGGTAGCGGTGACGTGGGATGGCGCAACATCAGTCACCATCCCGGCCGCTGCCGCTGCCAGTCGCCCAACCCTTCGCTGGTCTGACTGGATGCCGCTTTCGAGCATCGCGCGAACGGATGGCGGGACGCTACCCCTACTGATCGCGCGGGTTGACCCCAGCACAAGCGCGCTGGCGTTCAGCGCAAACTTTATGGGCACATCTTCTGGATACTGGGCATCGGGAAATGCGGCCCTCGCTGGACGGTTCGATGCTTCATCTAGAGGCAGCAATGGTTTAGCAACCTCTGCGGCTGGATGGTCTGTGACGGCATTTTTCGCAACGTCTCCCATCATCGCTGTCGAATACAGGGCAGCGGTTCCGCAAGTCAGCATGGCCGTTTTCGGGGACTCTATCGCCGAAGGCTCGGCCCTAACGGCGGAAACCTTCTCGCAGTTCCATCGGGCGGCATACCAGGTCTCGACGCCATCTGTTCCGCTTGTGGTGTCGAACCACTCGCGCGCAGGCGAAACGACGCTTACCTATTTCCAGCGCGCCCTTGACTACCTGCTGCTGAAGGACGCCGCAGGTCAGTTCGTCAACTCCCCCACGGCACTGGCTTACAATATCAGCTCTCCAAACGACGGGGACATGACGGCAAGCGTCGCCTTGGCCGCGAAGAACCGGGCGTATCGCGTGATGGATTTGTGCGCCCAGCGGGGCGTGATCTTCATGCCCGTGAGCGCCATTCCGCGAACCAATGCGGGCAACACGCTTCCGGGATATACGGACGACACAATCCGCCAAGCACTCAACGCTGAGTTCATGGCGCTGTCAGGCCCGAACATCATCTCGATCAACTTTGGAGGCGTGCTCCAAAGCGTCTCCACGCCGTCTCTGTTCGCAAGCGGAACCTATACGACTGAAGGCATTCACGCGACGGATGCTGCCGTCGATGTCGGGGTGACGGGTGCAGTCCTTCCCGCGCTGCAAACTCTGGCCGCTTACGCCGCCTAGACCCCCACACCCCTACTCAGTTTGTGGGGGTCCTACTGATCCCAAAACCAACCGATCTAACAGAACGCTCCTCCTAACAGAGGGGCGTTTTTGTTTTTTCGGTTGGTTATAGCCAAGCTATTGACTCAAAGGACCCTGGTACCGCATGACGACTGACACCAAAAAGCTCCGTGGGTTCGCTCACATGAAGGAGCACAATCCTGAACGTTTCGCTGAGCTCACCCGCAAGGGTGGATCCTCGGTACAGCCACAAAACCGCAGCTTTGCCTCTAATCGCGAACTGGCCATCAAGGCTGGTCGTAAAGGCGGCAAGGTCGTTCGACAGACCAAAGTGGCCTAACAACCACTCGGAGAAACACGTCTAGATCCTCTGGTCATGAGCCAAAGGAATAGACGTTCGTCTCCCTCAGACAGGTAGAGACCCATGGACACTATCCGCGTTCTTCGCGTGCTCGAGTACGTCGGGCCTCGTGATGTGATCGAGAGGCACCTTAGAGACTGTATTCAGGGCCACAGGACTTTTGTGGGTCCTGATGATTCCAGGATGGAAGTCCGAGCCGCCACGATCGGCCTGACTGCCGACATCATCGAGATGGGCAAGATCGAGCAGATGCTCCCGCCCGTCACCCAACAATCCTAATTCGAGGGTCTCATGACTGACACCAACACGGCCCAGAGCCTCTACAAATGCACGCCTCGTCAGGCTCGTGCAGCCATCCAGGACTGCATCGAGGCGGGCCTGGTTCCCTACATCCAAAGCTCGCCTGGCATGGGCAAGTCCAGCATCGTCAATGACATCGGCAAGACCTTCAATCTGGAGGTCATCGACGAGCGCCTGTCCACCAGGTCGCCTGTCGACCTCGCCGGCATCCCTGACTTCATCACCAACAAGAATGGAACCAGGACAGCCACCTTCACCCCGTTTGACGTCTACCCTCTCGAGGACAGTCCGCGGCCGGCCAACAAGGATGGCTGGCTCCTGTTCCTGGACGAGTTCAATGCTGCGTCCAAGTCGACCCAGGCTGCAGCCTACAAGCTGATCCTCGATCGCATGGTAGGCCTGCGAAAGCTGCACCCTTGCACCGCCATAGTCTGCGCCGGCAACCTGGCCACTGACCGAGCCATCACCAACCCGCTCTCAACTGCCATGCAGTCCCGAGTGGTTCATATCGAGATGGTCCTGAGTCACAAGGAATGGCTCGAGGATGTGGCTCTCAAGCAGAATTACGATCCGCGGATCGTTGCCTTCCTCAACTACCAGTCCAACTACCTGATGGACTTCAAGCCGGCCCACAACGAGAAGACCTTCTGCTGTCCCCGGACCTGGGAGTTCATGAACCGTCTGGTCAAGGGCAAGGAAGTCACCAACGACAAGACCAACCTCTACGCCGGCACTATCACTAGCGGCGTGGCTGTCGAGTTCGTGACCTTCACCAAGGTCTACCAGAACATGCCTACCATCAAACAGATCCTGGCTGATCCGTCTGGCATGTTCGTTCCTCACGATCCGCCCACTCGCTGGGCTGTGATTTCTCACCTGATGGACAAGGCGAGCCCCGAAAACTTCGGTGACGTCTGCACCTATGTGAACCGCTTTCCTGCGGACTTCAGGGTGCTCTTCTTCCGCTCAATCATCGTTCGCCAACCCAAGATGCGAACACACCCTCAGTTCGCCAAGGCTTTGAGCGAACTCAGCCGATATTTCAACGGTGATTAACAATGCAACCAGCTCTTATTGAGGTCACTGACCTCGATCTAGACTTCCTCAATAGGGAGCTGGATCGCACTAAGTCCCACGTATTCCGCGATAAGAACGCCGGCTTTCTCGGCGCTCTCATGTGTTACCTGAACTTTGTCTGGGATGAGAGTCTGCCTACTGCAGCTACAGATGGGATCAACTTCTATTGGAACCCCAACTGGTTCCTCTCACTGGTTCCTGATGCTCGCAAGACCGTCCTTATGCACGAGCTCTGGCACGTTGCATTCCTGCACATGATCCGCTTAGGCGATCGTGACCACCTCATCTTCAACTACGCCTGCGACATCGTGATCAACAACATGCTGGAGAACGAGGGCTACTCGTTCAAAGGCATTGAAGACTGTTGGAAAGATCAGTCCTACGGCGAGCAATCAGCCGAGGAGATCTACGACCAGCTCCGCCAGAAGCAGCTCCACCCACCCTGCAGCAATCCCTTCGGGAACACCGGCAAGGGTACCCTGGATCCAAACGGGAAACCTATCCCGGGTGACCACCAAGGAGACATGCGACAGCCGTCAGCTGGTCAGACCCAGCAAGCCGTCAACAACGTCATCCAGGCCGCCCACAGTGCCCGTATGTCGAACCAGGCGGGATCCATCCCCGGAGAGGTCGAAAAGACCCTCAAGCAGTTCCTGGCACCGATCATTCCTTGGGAGACAGCCCTGCACAGGTTCTTCCAGGACCTGTCAGAAACCGACTTCTCTTGGCAGGTCAGGGACCGCCGATACTCTGACGTCTATCTGCCTGGCGAGATCGAGGATCAGGGTCGGCTAGAGCACCTGGTTTACTACCTGGATGTCTCTGGCTCCGTCACCGACGCCCAGGTCATCCGGTTCAATTCCGAGGTGAAATACATCAAGGACACCTACAATCCCAAGAAGCTGACTTTGGTTCAATTCGACACCAGAATCACTTGGGAGAAGACCTTCCTCGAAGAAGACCCCTTCGACGAGCTGGTGGTCATTGGCCGCGGCGGAACTGACCTGCGGCCTGTCCGAGCTCACATGATCGAGCATCAGCCTACAGCTGCTATCGTGTTCTCAGATCTCTATTGCGAACCAATGGAGAGACTGCCCACGGACACCCCAATCATCTGGGTCGCCATCGCTAACCGATCAGCCCAAGTGCTGTTTGGTGAAGTCATTCATATCAAAGCTTAGGGAGGACTTATGGCCAAAGTCACCAAGCACTGTCATAGCTGCGGAAGCCAAGACGTATGGCGAGATGCTTCCGCTACTTGGGATGTTGATGCCCAGCAATGGGAACTCAACAACGTCTACGACGCGCTATTCTGTGAAGAGTGCGAAGAGACCACCAACACTATTGTCGATAAGCCCTACAATACGGAAGTCTGCGATGCGTAAGCCTACCAAGTACGAACTTGTCGAAGACATGGCCAAGCGAGCCACGAAGAAAGCATCTGGAGATGAGATCACCATCTCTACTCGAGCTCTCGACAATCTCATCACTCTGGCGTCCTACGCCTCGTCGGCTGAGATCCACCGTCTTACCAGGACGGTGGGTCGATGATCGTCAACCAAGCTGACCTGCTTAAGCAGGAACCAATTAAAGAAATGTTCGGCGTCCAGAGAACAAGTAACGGCGTGTCTCATGGAATGTCTGAGGCGGGATACGACATTTGCCTTAAGCAGGAAGTACACTTCTATAAAAGTGCTTGTGGAGACTGGCGTACTTCAACAGAACGCCCTGAGAGTTTCGCCTACAAGCACGGACGATTTACTATTGCTTCAGCTATAGAAGAGTTCGACATGCCTAACGACCTAGTGGGCATTGTCCACGACAAGTCCACTTGGGCAAGGCGTGGTCTCTCCGTGTTCAACACGGTAATCGAGCCTGGTTGGAAAGGATTTCTGACCTTGGAGCTCGTCTACCACGGCAACAAGCCCCTCCACATTCCTGCTGGTTCAGGCATCGCCCAGGTCGTGTTTCACAAGGTTTCATGTCCTGTTCGATACACCGGAAAGTATCAGAACCAAGAGAACCGACCTGTCGAAGCTATCGCGAGCTAAGCAGCAAGATATTTATTTGTCTCAAACGGAACGATTTGGCTTTGGCCAAATCACTCTCCAATGCGACAAACAAATCTCTCCAACGTCTGCGCGTTCGAGACCTTCCTGACCTCTTCTCTTCAAGCCACATCCCCCTGGGCTGTTGAGAAGAGGTCGGTCCCTTTAAAATCAATGACAGCGTCTGCTCCGCAACCTGCACCTGGCAGTGGGATCATTTGCAAACCCCCTGCG